ATGGACACCACACCAGAGGCCAGCGAATGGCCCGACGAGTTCATCAGGGAAGAAATGCTCGAGCAGCAAAACGTACTCCTGATCGAGGAGTGCCGGATGCTGCAAGAGGATTTGACGCGCTACCGGCAGAATCTCGCCAAGATGGTCGACCAGAACGCGATCGTTACCGCCGAACGAGACCGACTCCGGCGCCAACTGGACGAACACATATCCGAGCTTTCTAAAATGAGGCTGAGCGCCTGCGAGGATTGGAAGTCGATCAACAGAATGAAGAGGGTCATTGCCCAGCGGGATGAGCTGCTGCGGCAATTCAAGGTGCCTGAGCAATACCTTGGCGGTCATAACTAACTTTCACATGGCCGGCGTGGTCAACTTCAGATCAGGTTCAACCTTTGAGGGGCGCCATGTGTAGACATTATGAAGCACCATCACGCGCGCAGTTGGTGAAGGCGTTCGGCGTTGAGCCGTATGAGCAGGGACGATTGGATCTGTGGCCGACGTATATGGGGCCGTTCATTCGGCGCCCCACCGGTGAGCAGGATGAGTCCGGTCCAGCGCTGGAATTGGTCGAAGGCTCGTTCGGGCTGATACCTGGCTGGAGCAAGGACACAAAGATCGCCCGGCGCACCTACAACGCTCGGTCAGAGACGGCGGCCAAGAAGCCATCGTTTCGCAGCGCCTGGAAGAATGCCCAGCACTGCATCATCCCGGCTGCGGCGATCTACGAGCCAGACTGGCGGACCGGCAAGGCCATTGCCACGCGCATCGCCCGCACCGACGGTGAGCCGCTTGGCATCGCCGGGCTGTGGGAGTGGTGGAAGAATCAAGAAGGCGAGATCGTGCACAGCTATTCGATGCTGACGATCAACGCCGACGACCACACGCTCATGCGCGACTACCACAAGCCGGACGACGAAAAGCGCATGGTCGTGATTCTGCCGGCCGGCCTGTACAGCGACTGGCTCGACGCGCCCGCCAGCGAAAGCATGGAGTTCATGCGGCAGTATCCGGCCGATCGGATGTCGGTGCAGCCAAGGGAGGAAGTATGATTTTGGATGAGGGGGCGTTGCCGCCTAAGTATCGCGAGGAAGTCTTGCGGCTGATGTCGATGATCGAGGTGGCGACTGATGACGCCGGCGTGCGTAAGGCTGGAAGTTACGCGGAGGGATTCGTGCGAGGGATCGAGGTTGCCGGGGCGTTGCGGGACCAGCAGATCGAGGAACTGTATGTGCTGATGGAAGCCGCAATGCACTCGCGGCTGGAGATATTGGCGTCTCAGTGAATAGCCAGGTTTTATTGTGCTGACGGACCTGCGCCGACCTTCTCTTTCGATCAGAACGTATACAATGTTTTTCTGGGAGCCGCTTCAACATGAGGATTTCGATATGAGTGTCAACATAGCTAAATGGCAAGCCTACTGGTCACTCGGCTCTTCTGGCGCGGCTTGTAACGCCTGCGGAAGAAGTCAGGACGTAGACGGAAGCTATCAACCTTTGGAGCACGCCCCAGATTGTCCTGCCAAAGAAATAGCTGGTGCAAATCCGTGGGGCGATCTTTCTATAGCTGTCGGCCTGGACGAAAGAGATCGCGCGACCAATACTGCGGCTTGAAATAATGTCGTCTCAGTGACTCAGCACGTCATACGCCCGCTCGCAAGCCAGCCCCGCTATTCGGCTTGCATCAGCGACTGCCGCCAGCTCTCCCGCTCTTTGGTCAGCGCGCTGGCGCAGGTCGGCGAGCACAGTGGTGAGGTCGCGGACTGTCTTGCCTCCGACGGCAATCTGGGAATTGAGGGAGGCGCGACCGGCAAGCAGCTTACTGACTTCGAGCTGCAGGCTGTCAGCAGCAGACTGAGCGTTAACAGCATCGGCGGCAGCCACTTTGATTTGCTTCTGTGCATCGTCTCGTACCTGGTCAATGTCGCGTTGTCGTTGCTGTTCTGTTTCGCGGGCCTGCTCGCTGGCTTTCTGGGCGGCTTCCGCGATGTCGGATTGGTATTTGGCGTACTCGGTGCGCACGTCGGCGAGGGCCAAGGTCTGGTAGAGCAGCCCGCCCGATAGCGCCACGATCAGGGCGAGAATGCCCCACACCCAGACCGGGACCAGTTTGAGCGCGGCGATCATGCCAGCACCTTCAGTGCGCGAGCATAGATGGCAGCCCGATCTGCGTAACCGTTGAGCCCTCCGTTGATTTTCCGTGTAATTGCATGCAGGTCGCCCGCGTCGGCCAGCGGGTTTAACCCATTAGCCGACCAGAACCACGCAGCAGACATCGCCGCGTTCGCAGGCTGTTCGAGCAATTCAGGCTGAGCGATCAGATCCAGCCCCAGCGCGTCGCCGCACTTCTGGTAGTTGGCCTTGCCGGTGACTTGAATCAGGCCGCGGCCGCGATATTTCCAGCCGTCTCCCGATCCCGGCGCACCGTTGCCCATGCGCGAGGCGTAGGCGATGTTTGCGATCTTCTCTGGCTGTCGAGCGCACGCCGCCGCCTGCTCTGCCGAAAACCGGCTCGGCCATGTGACTTGGAGTGCTTGGGCGCTGTAGTTGAGGTTTTCCACGACTGCCGTGAGCTGGCCGCTCTCATGCCCGACCTGAGCAATGAACGCAGCCATGCGCGCGGGCGTGGTGATCTGATACTTCGCCATCGCCGCGTTGAGCCCCGGCGTGAACTTGCCTGCGACCTTCGCCGCGCCCGGCAGAATTGCAACGATCTGACTTTCGGTGATCGGCATCACTTTTCTCCAGACAATAAAAAACCCGCAAATGCGGGCTGGGTGTTCCCGTATATGCAGGCTCTGTGACTGGATGGTGGCGTCCAGTGTTATGCGGTGGGTGGCTCGACTGTTTCGGGTGTTTCGGCGGCCAGTGCCGGTGCGTTGAGCAAACCTGTCAGGCGCCGAATTTCGGCTTGCTGAGTGTCGCTCTGCTTTTCGGCGGTCGCGGCGTCTGCGGCAAGTAGATCGTTAAGGCGTTGAATCTCTGTCTGCGCGGCCACCAGTTGCTCGGTCAGTGTCGCCGTGCTCGCCTGCTCAGATGCCAGCGCGTTCGACAGGTTCTGGTTCTCGATGATCGTCGCGGCATTAACCTCGCCCAGCACCTCGGAAAGCATTTCGCCCTCTTCGCCAGCGATCAGCGCCAGTTGCTCGGGCGAATTGATGTTTGTCGCGATCGGCACGCCGTCTTTGGTGGTCTGCGTGATCGTGGTGCGGGAGGCGCCAGTCAGCTTGCCTTTGTTCGGGGCGACATCACCAAAGCGCAGCAAGATTTCGTAGTTGAAGGTTTCTTCGTTGTATACGGGAGTAGGCATGATCAGCTCACTGTCGTTGTGGTGTTGAGGATTTGCCAAACCGTGCCGTTTGACCGGCAGCGCTTGGAGCCGCCATTGGCATTCGTGACATCAATTTCATAGCCGCTATAGGCAGAAGCTGACGGGAGAGTGGTCAGGGTGAATTGCCCTACCCTAAAAGGCGCTGTAACCGTCGCATCGCCGCTCACGGCCAGAGCTGCAATTGTGGTCCTGCCAGTTGCCCGGCTAATTACCAAAGGCACACTGCCGTACGAGCTGTTGTCCTGATACCTGACGATGGAAAAGTCAGAGCCGACGTTTGATCCTGACTCGGCATCAGCAGATTTGATTACCTGCCACCGCCTTGAGTTGCCGGTCTGGAAGGCTAGCGTTGATGCCTGACTAGCATCGGCGATCAGGGTAAGCATGGCTGCGGCTGCTTGCCCGGCGCGTGTCAGGGTAAGGTCGCCACCTGCAACAGAGGCGCCGCCGGTGAATGCAGGACTCGCCAAGTTAGCCTTGAGATCTAGGGCGGCCTGTTGTGGCGCACTCACCGGCTTGACGTTGTCTGCAGTGTTGCTCGCCTGATCCAGCCCCACCATCGCCTTCGTGACCTGAACCCATGCGCTTGTTGCCTGTACCCACAAAAACTGCCCCGCCACGCTCGGCAGCGGGACCAGCTGTCCAAGCTGTCTGTTAGCCGTCATAAATCACCTGTCGAAGAGATAGCCGCGAACCCGAATCGTCAGGCCGCCGAGGGTAATGAGCCCGTTGAGGAAGTAGTTGAGCAGCTGGTTCCCGTTGACCTCGACGTCGTACTGGCCTGCCTGATTCGCTTTGACGAACAGGAGGAAGTTGGTCGTGGAGAGCGTTCCGTTGTCAGGAGTGCCGAGGTAGGCATCACTGGTCGATGTGTTGTCGATTAGCGTGTACATCAGGCGGCAGGTCATGGGGACGACAGTGGATGCGTCAACCAGAGTCGGAGCTGTGCCCGTTGCGACGTTGAGCAGGCGCGACTGGGAGATTGCAGCGCCGCCCGGTGGGACGAAGCTAATCCGGTTGGCCCGGTCGCCCACCTGACTGTGCAGGAATGCCAGCGTCACGCCGCTTGCGTTGAAGTAGAGCGAGCCCAGATATCGGCGCGTCGGGTCATTGGATTTCGTGCGCGCCGTGCCCTGGTACGGATCGGCTGGAGCGGTGGCCGAGGCCTCGAACTTGAGCACGCCGTCATCGTTGGCGATGTAGAAGTGTCGCCATGCGTTCGTCACGCCGGAGATCACCAAGCTCATGTCGCTCTGGGAGAGCGCGCGGCCTTGGTTCGGAATGTACGCAGCGCCCGGTGAAAGGCCAACCGTCACGCCGTCAGCCAAAACACTGAGCTTCAGCCCGACAATTCTTGCGTCGTTTACGTTATAGGCCATATCACACCGTCACTATCGTGTTGTCGGCGACACGTACCCAGTTCGTGCCGTTGCTTACTACCACCCCTGCTCCGCCGGCCATGTTGGTGCACCAGCGTTGCTTGGCGAGGTTTGCAGATGCTGCGGGAAGACCTGCGACCGTGTACTGAAGCAGGGCGTCGTCTTGAGCCCTAAGCGCGCCGAGGACGACGACTGTCAGAACATCCCCTATCGCATCAGCACCAACTGCAAGCACCACGTTTGCACCATCGGTTGCCGTGTAGTCAGCCGGAGCGAGAACGGGACCTTTGAAGAACGGGATAATTGCGCCTGCGGTGTAGCCGTTAGGGATGGCAAACGACGTCTGTCCAGCGGAAGTGGCTGCGATGTTTTCGATGCGGAAGACGTTGCCCGCTGGCAGATATGCAGCCGGGATCTTGCTGTCAGCGCCGAGAGGTGCAACGCCGTTGGCTGCACCAATCGCCGAGGTGCTGACCTTGCTGGAGTCGGAAGGCGTAATTACCGGCGTGCCATCCGCTTTGACGTAGTCCAAGACAAGCCAAGCAGTGGCGCTGATGGAAACGATTTTGATCCGATCGCGCGTCTTGCCGATGATGTCGGCGCCGCCTGGAATGATCAGATTGCTGCTGTTTACGAGGGTGATACCGTCCGCGCCGAGAATCACCCATCGCTCAACGCCGCTATCGGGCGCAGGGCCAAACGAGGTGATGCTTGTGCCACCCCCTGGATCGACTTGGATGGTATTGGCGCCGGCCGATGCCGCACCAATGGTCGACGCAGTGAGGTTTACCCGGGCAATCGGGGCCTCGTTTATGGCGCCAGTCATTGTCCCGCCGGCGAGCGGCAGTTTCGTATTATCTGGAGCCGAAACCAGCGGCGATCCATCCTTTCGATGGTAGTTGGTGCATTCCCAGTAGTTCTCGAAGCCTTCCGTGCCAATGCGGATGAATTCTGCCCAGTCGCCATTCTGCGTTGTGATGTTGGCGCCGGTCGGGAGAATGAAAGTCGTAGCGTTGTGCACGACTACCAGGCCGGCTACCGCGAATTTCACTCGCCGAGTGGTGCCTTTGGTGCTTCCGTAAAAGCCTGTGAAATTGCTGCTGACCGAGGTGATGCGATAGGTGTTCGCGGGCTTATTGCTGTCCACTCTACCGTCAATGAAGACCTCGCCCGGCACGACATCAATGAAGGCCGCCTCGTCGATAGCGGCAACGTGCTTCATTACGCAACTACCGTTACGCGGTACTGCCCGGTCGTTGGAGCAACGCCAAATGTGAGCTGAACGGTATTCACGCCATTGGCGACCCAGTCAGCAATCACGCCAGCGTTCGACGTCACTTCTTTCACGCTCACCGACACGTCCTGAGTGCCAAGGTTGTGGGTGATCGTCAGAGTTGTAGCGGTGCCGTCGCCGATGGTGGCGCTGGCTTTGCGTGCCACAACGGCCGGATCAACCGCGATTACCCCAGCGTTCAGCGTGATGCCGTTACCTGCGGCGTATGAGGCGCCGCCACCGATCTGGGCAAATACAAGGGCCGTGGTGTTGAGGGTGATTGGCGCGTCCGTGGTTTGCAGCCAGATGCTGTTACCCAGCGTGGTGCCTTCACTGATGAAGGTCGCGGCGCCTACGGCTTCCGGCCCGGTATCCATGTCACTTGCGCGAGTCCAAGCGCCAGTCGCCGCAACGTAGATGCCGTTGGCTGATCCGGTCGTCTGGCTCTTCACCAGTACTCGGTCGCCAGCGATGATTGCCACGCCGTCGATGGTTTGGGCGCCGGAGAGCGTGATGTTCGCAGTAGTCGCGGCGCGGACTGGCGCTTTCCAGCTATAGCCCTGAATCGCCGCCTGCAACTGGGCGTAAGTAACCGCGTCCTGCTGATTGACGGCGTCCTTCAGGTTGATGAAGCCAAAGCCACTCGCGTCCAGCGTGTTGGTAATTTTCATGCGGGTCTACCTCAGTTTAAGTACGCCTTGCCTGCGTAGGCCGCGCCGTGAATGACTTGGATGATGTTTGCGTCGACGTACCGGATATCAGGCGTGATCACGCCGTCGAGCGAATCGACGACGGTCACTGATGGGTGCCGATTCAGGTTGTGCGGGATGGTCCAGACGCTCAGGGCTGATGCCTGCGTCCATGTGAATGTGCTGCTCGCGCCGGCGCCGGACTTGCCAGGTGCACCGCGCTGCCCCGCCATGATCGTGAATGCGCCATTGCTGCTACGGCAGCAGCTCGATGATCCGCGCACAACGAATGCGGAGTTCATCGAGTGACCTCGGCGCCGATCGTGACCTTGCTGATTGCGGTGATCGGATAGACGTCGCCGTCCGGGGTGATCAGTTCAAGGTCGTAGACGCCCTGCTTCCATGTGATCAGTGCGGTAACGGCGGGAGAAAGGCGCACGATCAGCGCCGCCAGCGCGACGTCAACTTCGATAGTGCCGTCTGCGCCGACCGAATCGCTGCTCAGCGAAAGCAGAATCTTATCGGTTCCACGGTCGCGGATCTGCATTCGGGCCGAGCAACCAGTGAGGTCGAATGGCCGGTTAAAGATCACTGAACCGCCAGAGGTGTAAGCGCGCCAGTTATCCGCGCGGACGGCGTTCAGTTCGATGGTGTTCGCATCGACAAAGGAGGCGATGAAGGCCTGATCGTCCTGGGTGTTCAGCTCTTCCGGATGGCGAACGCCTTCAATGCTGATCGGCCAGCCATCAGGAATGCCGTGATTGGCGACACTCAGGCGAACCGGCGCAGTACTGGGCATGCCTGAAATTGGCGCGTACACCAGTTCGGAGTCGGCATAGCGATAGGCAAACTCGAAAGTCTTGCCTCGAACGATATTGATGTCGACGACGGGAGCGCCCATGGAAATCTCCAGCGATTTCCGATGAGCCTATGTGACTGGATTGGGTGGACAAGGGGATGTCACACCCCTCGCGTCAATTACACCGAATCTGCCGATTCTCGTAGCCATAGCTGTAGCAGTTCAGATTGCTGGGCGGTTGCGGCCGGATGATGATCGGACGCTGACGAACAGGTTCTGACTCCAGGCCGGCGTCAATCCGGGCGCGCTGGGCGGCTTTGCGCTTCGCCAATTCTTCCTGGCGCTGCTGCTCTCGGCCCATGGAGCTAGTGCTATCTGGAACGATAGTGAGGGTGCCAGCGGCGGAAATCCCTGAGGCGAGCATACAGGCCAGCAATAAGGCGATTTTCATTCCGTACGTCCTTGTGGCGAGGTCAGTGCCTAGCTTTGAATCCATCCACGACCCAGGAAAGGCCGATTGATACTGCATAAATCAAGACGACTGGCGCCAGGCCAAACAGGCAGAAATCAGCAATTGGTGATGACCGCCCAATACTCATCGCAGCGACGATCACCAACCAAATCGCGGACAAAACGAACCAAAGCCGGCGCATGCCAGCTCTGTACGATCGCTTGGGGTGAATGTCCCGCATGAATACCGGATCTCGCATGAGGTCCGGTGCAGTCTAAACGTTACGGCCTGACAGTGGTAGCTGGTAGCTCAACAGCCTCTGGCGATGGCGCGGCATTGGTGGTGAAGTAGGCGACAGGGCCTACAGAGCGAATCTGGGCTTTGGCATTTTCGCCTACCGCTGCGAACCACTTCTTATACGCCAAGGTTCTCTCAAGCTGCGCCTCGCGCGCCCGCATCCGACCAAGCTGAGCCCCATCGGTAGCGGTTGCCGTGTAGATGGCATCGCGGAATTTCGGGCTTGCAATAAGGTTCTCGGCTGCATCCTTGATCGGTTCTTTCTCTTTGGAGAAGACCTTTGTCATCACACCAACAGTGCCGGCACCTGGAAACCCAAGGCTACTGGTCACCCCCTCAGCAGCTCCCACTTTCTTGCCCACGTCGTACAGTTTGGACAGCAGGCCGCCCTCTTCAGCGAAATTCTGAAGCAACGAGATCGAGTTCAGGCGCCCAGTCGTGATTCGTTCTTTCGATGCTTCCCGCATGCCGCGCGCTACGGTAGCGATGTCGTCGAGTGTTTTCGCTGCGTCGGCCGGAAGATATTGCGTCAGCCGGCTTTTTGCCGCTGCGTTGCGGCTGATGCTGTCATACCAATCAACAAAGCCTGGCGCGCTCAACTGCTGCTGCGCGCCACTGCGCTTCGTAAATGCATTGTTCAGCGCAGTCAGCACGGCCTCTTGTCGAAGGTTGTTCGGAATCAGCTGGACCAGCTTGTCGAAATCTTTGAAGTTACCAGTACCGAGTTTGTCGACGGCATTGCCAAACGTTGAGCTGATAGCACCGGTCATGTCCTTGCCGATAGCGGCCACAAGCCCGTCTTCTAGGCCTTTTCGCTGAGCTACAACAGCTTTAGCGGCAGTGAACGCCTCACCTACCCCGGCAGCGTCGGCCACGGCCTGCTGATCCTTGCTCAGGTTTGCATAGAGTGCGTCGAGTACTCGCGAGCTCGACGACGCAAACGGTCCGCGCCCTTTGTAGCCGTCGCCTACCGACTTGCGAACCGAGTCCAGCGCCGCATACGTCGGATGGGTGGTAATCGTCTGAACAGTGCCGGGCACCAAGGGGTTCGGCTCAGTAACGACTTTCGGCGACAGTATACTCAGGGCCTTCCTCTCATCAGACGAGAGCAGCGGTGCTCCGCCGAAGTCTGCAGCTCTGCCCTGAATGTAACCAATCGTGGAGTCGGCAGGCGCCTGAGTCCGGACTGGAATGGCTTTTTGGACGTGGCTATAAAGGTCTTCCGCCTGGTTGTTGAGCCCGGCGATGGTCGACTGACTCTGCACCTTGAATTTGTCTGAGAATGCACTTTTGTCGAGCGAGCCGCCGTAGGTGGTGATGAGGTCGTCGGCTTTTTGGGCCAGTGCTGCGTAAGACTGTTTTTGCTGGGCGTTCAGCGTGCTACCTGGAACTGACGCGAGCGCTTGCTCGACCTCGCGATACGATTGGCTGCGCGAATACTGCGAAGGGATCAGGCTGTCTTTGATGCCGAGCCGGTCTGCGGCTGCGAGAATTTCCTGATTCGGCGCCACCTCTTGAGCCAGGTCGGCAATCTTTCCTGCTTGAGCTTTTGGCGTGGCCTGGGCGGCGTCGGCAACGGCACGCACGGCGCCCGCCTGTTCCGACGCAACATCCGCTGTCCCGCCGGCCAGATTTGCTGCGTCCTGAGCGTCCTGGGTCGACTGAATGCCAGCTCGTTGCGCCGCGAGTTCGCCTTCTGTTTTGGTGGCGGATGTACGAACCAGCTTGCCAGCACCCGCAATCACCGCCGGGAATGCTGCGCCAAGCGCGCCGCCCAGTGCTGCACCGCTGGCCGTCTCTGGCAGGCGGTCAACGAGATCGCCTTCGGCAGAACCGAACCCGTAAGCACCGCCGAAGCCGGCACCGACAACCGCTCCCTTTCCAATGTTGCCCGCGAGCGTGGCTGCCGGAGCCGCACCGCCGGTGGCAATGGCCGGGACGATGCCGCCGACGAGGCCACCTGCGATAGAGGCTACTGGGTGCTGTTCCTGTCCTGCTTTCAGCAGTGCGCGCTGATTGGCAACGTTCTCGTCGTAGCGCTCGCTGAAGGTTGGAGCTGCAGAGCCGTTTTCCTTGATCGGGATGAGCGGCTGAACGGCTGCGTCAAGCCCGGCCAGAACTTCATCCTGCAGGCCGAAGGTGATGCCGTCCCCTGCCCCTCGGATAAATGCCTCGCCCGTCCCTACTTCTGGCGGCGCGGCAAGGTTGGCCGCGGGCTCTATAGGGGCAGCGGCGACAGCGGCGACAGCGGGCGTGGATGCCGGCTTGATGATGGGGTCGCCGTCCCATGGGTTCGCAGCCACGGAAACCGGTTCGGCCGGAGACTGAGCGTCAGATAGTTGAGCAACAGGCTTGATGATCGGGTCGTTATCCCACGCGGCCATTATGGTTTGCTCCGATGGTTTCCAGCCGGATCGATGTACTCCGCGCCCGAGGGCAGAGCTGCGTAAGCTGCCTCAGTTGAGATCTGGACTGGTGACGCGGCCGCAGTCTGCGGAGCACCTGAACCCTGGGGGGTGGCGGCAGGCTTCGCTGGATTGGCCTTGTCGTAGTCGCTGATTTTGGTGTTGAGCTTCGACGCGATGTCAGACAGTCGAGACTTCGTCCCCTGAACAGATCCTTTGATGCCTCCATCCGTCACGTTGAGGCCAGAGCCGATACGTCCGAGGAAGTCGATATCCTTGTCGGTGAGAACCCCAGACATCAACTTCAGGTTATCGAGCGTCAACAGGGACTGGAGGCGGTTTGCTCTGTTGATCAGGTCTTGGGAGTCGCCGTCCAATGTCGGCAATCGCGAGTTGACCGGCCCTACGACGTCAGGGAATCGCTTGTCTTTCGAGATACCGTTTGCCAGATCGCGCGCCTCTCGAGCGATATCGATGCTGCCGGCCTTCTGGTCGGTTAGGCTTTTCGCGGTGTTCGTCGCTTCTGTTTTGCGGCGATCAATTTCAAGCTGTGCGAGCTGCGCATCCAGCTTGGCCTTGGCTGCCTTGTCTTGCGCGCCCGGCGCAGTGCCATTCGCTTCGGCGGCGGCTTTCTCAGCATCTGCGCGCGACTTTTCGGCGGATGCGTTGGTGTTGCCGATCTGTGCCTGAGTCAGTTGGCGTGCAAGCGCTTTCTCGCCAGTTGGGTCAATAGCCCGCTGAAGCGCAGCCTGTTGTTCAGGTGTGGCACCTAGAGCAGTCGCCGCCGTTTGTAGATCCTCAAGACGCGCAGCCTGACGATTTTTGAGCTCGCCTGCCTGCTGCTGTTGCAACGCGCCCAAAGCACCCTGGGCCTGATTAATGTTTTCCAGCCTGGCTTGTTGGTCCTGACGGTCGAGCTGGGCTTGAGCCAGATCAGCACGCGTCAGGGGTTGGCTGCTGTCTCGAACGATGGTGGTGTTATTTGCGCGGGTCGCGGCCGCCTGAGCATTTTCGAGACGATCCTCTGCTCGATACCCTGCTCGCAGGTCGTTTGCACGCTGGAAGCGGCCGGCAGCAAGCGCGGCGTCTCCAGGCTGGGCCTGGGAGAACGTTCCAATGCCGTCGCCGAGGTTTGCAGCCGACCCAAGCGATGCAAGCGACGCGGAAGGATCTGGCGATCGACCATCACCAGGCGCCAGTTGCGCGAGAGAAGTAGGCGCCGGTAGACCGCCGAGCGATCTGGTGTAGTTTGCCGCGCTTGCGAGATCGCTGGGCTGATTCGAGAATTCAGGAACACCGTTTGCGCCGGCGCGCATCACGATTGTTCCCGACGGAGATGTGCTATTCACGTCGGTAGGACGAAAAGAGTCCGCCGGTGGCGCAGCGTTAGGGATATCGGCAAGGCTCAGGCCCGCCGCCCCAGTGACTGCAGCAGCTGGAGTTGTCGAGGCTGACAGCGCATCGCCCAAGGATGGAGTTTTTAGAGGCGCAGCAAGCTGGCTGGCCGTCGGATAGGTTGGAGAGGATGCAGTTGGGGTCACGCCAACCGTGCCGAGCGTGGCTAGTGATTGCACTGTGGGGGCTTGGGGCGACTTGGCGAATTGCGACGGATTGGCGTAAGCGTCGGCCAGACTTACAGGGGTGGGCTGCGGCTGGACCGGGCCCTGCCCTGCAGTCTGAAGGCCAGCTACCGGAAGTTGTTGCTGAGCGCGGCTGACCGGGCCCGACGCTGCGCCGCCAAGCTCTGACAACGACTGCGCCCCGGAGCCCTTGATCAAGGCTGCGGCACGCTGTGCGGGGGTGAGATAGGCGGTTGCCAAATCTCCGACGAGGTCGCCATAAGCCATTTTGGGTGCTCCGGATTAATACGTATGCCCCCAAATCTATGTGACTAGACCGTTCGATCAAGCCACAACTTGAACCCCTACGAGCTTCGTCCAGAACGCCAGATCGATTTTCTGCATCGAGGCAAAGATCGGCCATCCATCTACGGTAGATCCTGCTCCTAATGCCGATACAAGCAGATCACTGAATGAGCTTGTAACGCCTGTGTTGCTGTTGGTGAGCGAATCTCCATCGGTGCCAATACTGAAGCTACCTTCCTGGTCCAGCCCCCTTGTTGACTGACCCTGACTAATGCCCAAGATGTGATCGATTCCGGTGACACCGCCCGCCTCGGCTACCGCGCGGATGTGGATAGGGGTTGCAGGCTGATACGTACCGCTGATTGTTTCGGTGAACGTCTGCACCCATGCACCCGACACCTTGCGGTAAGCGCTACTTACGGCCGACTCACCACCAAGCGGCCCGCTGAGAACGATGGCATTTCCGCTTGCCGCGACAATCAGATTTGCCTGACCATCGAGCACGGTTCCGGGGTCGATAGTGATCGGGGATATGGTGACGCCGGATGCCGACACTTCATACATGCGTTCTGGGTCGGAGCTGGATGCGCTGCCGGGGTCTGTGTGCTTGAAGTATGAAATCAGCTCGCTTTCGCCGAGGATCGTGCACGGACCCAGTCCGGAAGCGCCGAGCCATGACGGCGCAGTGAGCTCTTGGGTGTACGTCGTGATGATGCGCGAGGATGTGGCGTTCATCGCCATCAACCGAACATTCAGCGTGTAGGTCGTTGCCTGGTCGGTTGAGATTGCGATGATCAGGAACATGGACTCCTTGTCGCCAGTAACGCCGACGAAATCCAGCTTCTGCGTGAGAGACGTGTAAGCGCTTCCGTACTTAGCCTGGTCGGCGGTGACAATCTGGTTCATTTCCGCGAGTAGCGCTTCAATTGCAAGCGGCGCACTAACCGCCAGCGCCATTTGCACCGGGTCAAATGCCACCGTCAGATATTGGTTGCTAGGATCGTAGACCGTCGCCGCGATGTAGTTTTTCATGCTGCCCTCTTCAGCCGAATCGAACGGCGGGATCGTTGTTCCAAAGCTGATTTCCGATGAGGAATGAGCCGTTATTGCCGGCTGCATCCTCGATGTAGAGCCGCCAAGTCCAGCCACCATCGACAGACAGATAGGTTTCATCAGGCTGCTGCGGCACGTAGTTGTTTGTGATCGTGGTGCGAAACGCTGCTAGCAGCGCGGCGGGCTTCTCTGCGGCATCGCCTGCTGCAGCCACCATCTGCTGAGCGACTGTGATCACGCAGAACCGGTCTGCCAGGGTTCGCTTAGCGATGACGCCGCGTACTTCGATGGTATTGGTGACGACATCGATTACGGCGCAAGAAACGTCGTGCTCGTCGAGGAGCGCCCATCCAGAAAACTGACGAGCAAATTCGTCGATTACTTGATAGATGAAGATCGTTTCGTTGGGTACACATGCCGTGACGAGCTTGTCAGCGCCCATGTAATACGCGGCGCTGAATGTGGGGTCCGGGGTATACCAGAACTCACGCGAGTTCTGCGTTGGCTGGTATGTGGTAAATGCCGGGAAAACCCACGGGTAGAACATGTTTGGGTGGAAGATCGCTGCGCAACTGTCGCCGGTCAGCGGGGTTCTTATTGGGGCTCCAGATTCCACCGAATAGAGCGCCCACTCTCCCCCGAGCGTTGCTGAGCCGGGGCAGAACTTACCCTCCAGCGTCTTGCCGCCCGGTGGGTTACCTTCTCCGCGGTAGCTCCACTCCTCCCAAACCAGCGCGTAGGCTGTGCGCTGCTCGACCTGATCCACAAATCTCGCAACGGAGTCGACACCAACGATCATCGGCTGGACCAACTTGTCCGCGTCTGCGGTATCGATTGGCGTCCATCCTGGCTCGGTGAAGAGAATATCGTTACGGTCGGCTTTCAGTACGTGAGCGCGGTTGTCGTTGGTGACGACCACCAAAGCCGTAGACATAGCGATGTGCTCATTGCCGTACTCAATGCGCTGACTGTCGCTGAACCTCTCCATTTCTCTGTAATTCGGAGCGCGGTAAGTGCAGAAGGTGACGAATCCGTCTGTGCAGCGTGCGACTTGCGGCCCAATGAACCAGCAATAGGCAGAAAGCATCGGGGCAGCGGTGCTTCCGAACCCTTGATACGTCGCTGGATAAGGCTGGATAGCCTCAGGAAGATCCTCTGAGCCGACAATCGACGTAGAGTCGAGTCTTGCTCGCAATGGCGAATTTTCGCCCGCACGGTAGTCCCTGCGATCCAGATGGCCCCGGAATATGCCAAGCCCGTGCACACCCTGCCTGTCGTAATAATTGATGCCTGGCGGCTCCGACGCCCACATAGCAGTCTGATTCACTACCTCTGCCGCCATGCAGTAAACGTCCGTGCCGTCCTGGGTGCTGGCAGGAATAACAGCGCCACCAATAGAGAGAGATCGGGTCAGTGGAGATGCATAATACGGATCGCTCGTCTGATAGTAGTTCCGCGATACAAGCCTGCGAATCATGAACTCCCAGCCAGGAACTTCGCTCTCCAGCACCCAGAAGGTGTTCAGCGACATGTAGTTGTCGCGAACCGTCGGCACAGGGGCGACCGAGTTTTGCATCTTGGTCAGCGACATGCCGATGCCTACGTCTTGAGATGGCGTGAAGACCTCGAATTCGTCAAGGCGCCAAAGGGCTGCCGCTGACCTGATTGGAATTCGGCGGTAGCCAATGGTCCTCATGCCGTCGTTGTATATCTGCGGCGGCATCTGACCAATGAAGATGGCCGGCGCATTGTCTGCTGCAGCCGGCGGATAGATCGGCGCAGGGATTACGAACCTCGCTTTATCGGCCTGCGAGGCAAGCGTGAATTTGTTGGTAGGCGGCGCCTCGGCCGAGGCTTTGAGGAAGTCATCCCGCGTGCCAATGAACATGCATCTATCCCGCACGCCAAGCTCAACGCCGGATAGCAGAACCATGGCCGGAGTATCGAGGATGTAAACGTTATACGACTCAAGCGCACGCACAGCCCGGAGAATGTAGCCGTCCAGTATTTGGTTCTTGCCTTGCGATTCTGTCGCGTTCGCCGAATTTCCGAGACGCTTTGCGTTGCCATACAGTCGCGCCCCACTCCGAGAGACGGAGCGGACTGTGATGAGCAGTGGATCGGTCACAGCGTTTCGATCTGCGCAGTGAGCGAGCCGGCGGCGTTGTAGGCCTGACCTGCGATCTTGGCGAATGCGTCAACAGCCTGGCCCTGCGCCTGACTTGCACCGGTTCCGGCGCCGTAAAGGCTGATCCTGTTGCGGTCGGTGCTGACGGATACGCCCGCCGTTTCGGACGCAGCCTGAAGCCGTAGCCCTTCCCAGCTCGTCTCGGCGCTATAGAAGCTGGACAGCGCATTGTAAAACGACTGATAGGCCTGGGCCCGGACGCGCGCCGTCTCGTTGCTGAGGTTGTACACGCTGTAGTAGGCCTTGAAGAACTCGGCGCTCGCAGTGAGGATGCCCATTTTCAACTGCGAGGCGATACCTACCGCGTGCTTCAGGATATCGATCTTGACGTCAGCATCTTTGATCGCCTGCTCCCGCACGGTGTCGATTGCAATGTCAGTCGCGCGACGCTCGGACTGGGCCAGCGCGTCAATCAGTGCGCCAGGTGGAAGAGAGAAGCCGCGTGACGAGAATGTCGCCTCCAGGTTGCTGCGCTCACTTCGCACGGTCTTGTAGGCTCGATCGCGCGACTGCTGCCAGACCAGATCGAAAACTGACTTGTCCACGCCGAACGGCTTCACGCCGCTGATGACGTTGATCAAGTAGTCCTCTGGCACGTTCTTGAAGCCGGAATTGATCGAGGGGAAGTATTTCGCCAGCCACTCGTCAACCTGATCGTTCAGCGCGGCTGTGGTCGAATCAGTGCTGTCGGCACCAGTGAACAGGTCGGTGAATTGCGGGGCTGAGCCGAAGTTTTTCGCGCCAACGGTGTATTTTAGCGTCGGATTGGTCAGGTTCGGCTTGATGTCAGCGCCGATCCGGCCAGCACTCAGCGAGGCAAGCCCGGTCGCCTGTTGGGCGCTCGAAAATAGCTGATTGGTTGTGCTGCTGTATTCAGATGCCATGCATCACCTCTTACGTGCGTCTGCCGGTGGTCGAAACTACCCACTCGAAGTTGTCCAGTCGGGCCTCTGTTGAATCCAGCACTTCGAGGCGCAGGCGCCAGAAGCGGGACTTGCCGCCGCGACCCATGTCAGCCCGGAACTCGGACCGGCGCTGATACGCCCGGTAATTCGCCTCGCGGTCGTCGTCATCGGTCATGCGCACGAAGACATCGCCATCCGTTTCCAGGCCGAGGAAGACGTTTCCGACGCGCTTGCCCTGAGGCGTGCCGAATTCGTCGGCCGCAAAGTCGATCAGCATGTTGATCGGCGCGCCGCTGTCGTCACCGCCGCCAATCTTGTACAGGCCATCACTCTTGAAGCCGTAAGTGTCCATGCCGACACGACAGAAACCGTCGAAGCCGAACCCCTCATAGCGAGTCGCCGCACCGGTTAGCAGGTTGGTGGCGTACTGCAGCGTTTTGATACCGCCGACCGATCCCCCGCTGGAAAGCCGCAGTGCCGACCCGACGCCTGCAACGATCGTGATGCTTGCACCAACGCCATCCAGCAAGACGAGCGTGCTACCCGCGCCAGCAAGCAGAATGACTCGGCCCGCGCCGCTTCCGCTCAGGGTCAGGTCGCTACCGGCACCGGCGTAGACAAACCTCTCGAAGCCCCCACCGTCCGACAGCGTGATCGTGCTGCCGCCACTCGCGTTCGTGATGTCCTGCGCGTAGTCGGTAATGGTCGGGGAGTTGATCGAGTCGCCGGGCGAGTAGAAAACCGCCTGCAACGCCTTACTACCGGTCGATGGCTTGGCGCTGGTGAAAGAGAAATTGCCGACGACGTAGTAGACGACCGATGCCGCCCGGTAGATCTGCACTGGCGTATCGGTCGTGAACACGATGCCGGTCGACGCCACGATGACGCCGCTTTCGATGATCCGGATGGGCGCGCCGGCCTGCGCCAGAAATCCATGCTCGACAGATGCGTAAGACGGATTGCTAGATGCGGGTGCAAGGCCCGCGACTATCCCGGCGCTTCCCGCCACCAGTGTGAAGGACGCTGCCAGATTGCCTGGGCGCGACGATGCTGAAACCGCTCCCGCGTCCCAAGCGTTGGTCGTTGCCGCCTTTACCAGTTTGTTCGCCATGAGGCTTACCGCCTTCGTTCGTTACGCGAGGACGTTTTGATATTGGTAAAGCTCGAGCGTAGAGCCTGCGGGAACGTCGTAAGGTGTGGCGAAACGAGCGATGGACAGCAGGATTCCGCTGTTGCCGCCCTTTGCCGATTCAGACACCACGAAGCACCCGTACAGGCGCTTGGCCGTGGTGAAGGTGAACGACGCGCGATTGTCGATGCTGGTGATCAGGCTGACGCCGTCATAGGTCTTGTCCCACGTCGGGCGGGATGTCTGGCTGTACGCGGTCGACTCAACGATGACGCTTGGCAGATCGGCTGCCTTCGCGGCTTTGACGGGGGTGTAGTCGCCCTCGTAAACGCCGACGTACCAGGGAGAGATCACCGCCTGAGTGCCCATGAACAGCCCGGCGACGTAATCCACGCCAACCTGCGGGTTCAGATTCACATCCATGCCGCTCTGCAGCACATTGCCGTCCGCGTCGATCACCCGGCCGACGAAGGTCAGGCTGCTACCCAGCGGTTTGTGTTGAATGTTCATAAAATGTCGCTCTCCGCTACTGAATAGTCATTGGCCCGGAGCGAGTTCTCGTCCGACGCACTGCGCAGTGTGGTGACCACCAACTGGCTACCGTTGCGCTCGATAATCCCGGAGCTTCCGTGACTGGCGAGCCCTGGCAAGAAGTTTGCGGCGCTGATCAGTGCTGCCTTGCCTAGACCATCGCTCTTCGCCAGGCCGTAGCGCGTCATCCAGGCAGCGAAGTTGTCGACGGTCTTGATCATCGTCCCGCGCACGCCGCCGTGAGGCAGGATGTCGGTCTGCTGAGGCTGATCAGTTTCTAGTCCGACGATGAAATAGGTCTTGTCGGCCAGCACGAACAGGCCGTTGTCGGCAGACACGATGCCGTCGATGCGCGCCGGGTACTGGAAGAAGCGTTTCGACTGGTCGCGCAGATGCGGCCGCAGCGGATCGGTAAGCCACAGCGTTTGGCCGTCTGCAATGCAGATCACACCGTCATGTTCGCAGATGAAATCGCCCGGGATCGGCTCGCGCAGGCCTTGAGTTTCCAGCCGCGCGGTGTCGGTGACGATGGTTGAGCACAGGAACGAGCCAATCCCTTCGAATTGCAGGAACAGCTCACTGCCTTGGACTGGCGCGACATAAAGCCGGACCCGTCCGCCACTTGGTGGAGTAGGCAGAGTGAATAGGAGGCCTGCGTTATCCGCCACCGTGACGATCTGAGGAAGAACTGTGCCGCCCTCCTCGCCATATGCATCAACGAAGGTGGCCGCGAACTGGTATTCACCGGCAAGCAGGCCGCCAGCGGCGATTACAGGCGTCGGCTGAAGCGTGACAGTAGGAACGCCCCAAGGTCGAAGCGCGCCATTCTTGAATCGCAGGCACTCGTCATCGGTGCAGAAGAACAATTCGTCGTTGAAGACGTCGCCGGAGAATCGACCGGCACCGATGATGGTCTTGAGCGTGCTGCTGGTGTTGGTATCAGTGCTGAAGAGGCGAAGACTGTTGCCGTCGGCCATCAGGATCGAACTGCCGACACTCAAGGCGCCGCGTAGGGCTCCGGTTGTTGCAGATTTGGTGAAGCCGGAGCGCAAGGTGAAAACGCCGCTCGGGCCCGGATCAACGTTGATGGCATCGCGAACAGTGCCGGCAGGTAGCGCCGTTTCGTTCGCGCGATTGTTGATTCCTCCGGGCCAGGGACCGCGGCGGCCTGGCTGAGCCTCGGCCATTAGAAGTGGCTCCGGATCGGACGACGGCAATCACCGCGGCGCAGAATGCCCTTCTCTCGAGCGTTCTGGCATGCAGTCTCGAATCGCTCAAGGTGCTTGTCCGAGCTCTCGATACTATACGTCTCGCCCTCGTTGACCCGGTACGCCTTGTAGGCGATGTACGAGAGAAGGTGACGCCGATCAGTCGGCAGCAGGTCCGGAATCTTGTCGCACTTGTCCAGCTCTCGAACAGGCCGGCGAATGACCTGCAACCTGATCTCACCCGCAGCGGTCGGCTTCGGGTTTAAAGTGAGGATGCCGGCCGCATTGAAATGGAAGTGGGAACCGCAGCCGTTGTAGGCCAGCCAATAGCCGCCCCGAAAGGCGTTACCGAAGCCGTTATGGCAGCGCTCAAGGCGGCATGACGGACTTCCCTCAATCCAGGCATTCACCACGTCAATGATGCAGGGATCGAGATCAAAGCGATGTTCGCCTATGCCGTAAGGGATCAGCGTTACATCGCCTTCATCGTCGTAAATGCTATGGGATTGCTCAGCGAACTCCGTCAGTGCCTCGTTGATCCAGCGCACCAATTGACTGTCGGACCAGAAGTAAGGCTCGATCGCGTCCTTCTCGTCTTCACGAAAGGCTTTGATCAGCGCACCGACGGTTTCGTAGGCCATGGGTTATGCCAGGGACTTTTCGAATGCGGCGAATGCTTTTTCAAGCTGAGCTTTGGTGACGGTGAAGCCGACTTGCTTGCTCACAGCTTCCAAGGTCGGACGGCCACTCGGCTCGATCTCTTCCTTGGTGTCGCGAGAAATGACGGCTTCGAGCGCTTCGAGGATCAGTTCAGCTTTAGTTTTCGGCGCCTCTTCCTCTTCGTCCACGTCGACACCTACAACGGTGCAGCCAGCGGAGAACGCGTCTTTGCGGAACTTGACCGGTACCGGAGTACCCGCCAGACCGTCGATTGGGTGTGTCCGGTGAATGCACAGGCTGTGGCCTGAGAGACTCACCAGAGAATGAATAAGTGCGCCTTGTGGCGGAACTAAGCGGATATCGTCAGACATTGTTTTGCCCCTCTGTCGTTAAGATGCCCCGGCGAACCGGGGCAATGGATTTACTCTTGGATTTCGTCCGCTTTACGCTCTGCCATGGTCTGGGCGATAACCCGAACCTTGCCAGCCGTTGCGGCAGCGTTGACGCCAGTCGGAGTGATGACCAACTCGGTTGCGGTGGCGTTAATGAAGCCGTTGACGACCAGCTCCTGAATGCCTGCGGTCAGGGCCAGGCCTGTGCCGTAGCGAGTCGGGTTCTGGGTGTCGCCAACCGCAACGGTGCCTGCTGCAAACGCCTGTGAAACCACCAGCTGAAGACGCAGCACCGTGGTGCCTCGCTGCAGCGACAGCGCATTGAATGCACCACCAGCGAAATCCGCCGGCACCAGGTCGTTGTACCCAACCAGCGGCCACTGGCGCTCATAGTGGAAATAGTTGCTCATGATCAATTCCTCTTGAGGCTGCCGGACCATCGGCCCGGCGAGCGCGATTACTGGCCGGAGTTCGGCAGGTAGTGGTCCACCGCAACGACGCCGAAGTCTTCTACCGACTTGTCGTAGGTGCTGTAGAACTTGGGTTTCACGAAGCCCACGAAGCGGTCGATGGAGATACCCATCTTGCTGTCGTAGTCGAAGAGTTTTTCGACCCAGGCGGTGCGGCGCTCTTGCTGGATGTCAGCAAAGCCCAGCGCTTGAGCACCCAACAGCAGAGTGCGAGTGCCGTTGACGTTGCCGCCAGCGCCCCACTTCGAACCGGCAGGAGCGCCGATGGTGCTGTAGACCATGTTCGACTCATGGATGATTGCGCCGTCCACGGTCACGGTGGCACCGGTGAACCATGGGTTCTGGTCGCCACGTACGCCGGCGTTGGTCAGACCGTTCTGCCACAACGGGTCCATTTTCAAGGCCGCCAAGGTGCCAGGCTGGACCAGCAGCACGTAGTACTTCTTGCCATTCGCCGTAACCGGGCGGATGTGGTGGGTTTTGGCGTAGGCGATCAGGTCCACGATCATCTTGTACTTCGGCAGACCTGCAGAAGTGATGGTGGTGTTGTCGCCCGGTACCAAATCAGTGCCGTTCCAGGTCAAATACCGCTTCGCTGAGGGGGCACTCACGTCCGCGGCAAACTCAAGACCTGGGAACGACGACCCGTTGCGGACACTGCCGTCAGTGTTGAAGCTGTAGGCGATGCCAGAAAGAGTGAGAATTGCGAGTTCGTCGACGCGGTTTGCCAGCCAGAAGGCCAGACGGTCTTTCGCCAGGGTGCGGAAGTCGTGGACAGATTGCTGGTTGGACAGCTTGCCCTTGTCGCGCACTTGGTTGGAGATCAGGTCGACGTTGATTTTCTGCCACGAAGCGGTCATTTCCTCTTCGTTGCCTTCGCGCCAGTTGTCACCGGTCACGCCGTCACCGACCAGGTCGGCAACCATCGACATGAGTGCTTCAGTACCCTTTTCGGTCTGAGTCAGCTCAGTGATGTGTTGGATGATTGCGGAAGTGCCGTCGCCGAGGAATTTCTCAACGAACATGTCATCGCGTGCGGCGGTCCAGATCTTTTTGGACCAGTAGACTTTGCTCTGCAGTTGCAGGGCGGCAAAATTGGTTACTGCCATGAGGGCAATTCCTATGAAGGTGGCTTTGTGGTTCTGGGTATGTCGCCACCCTTGCGAGGACAGGTTTGGACGCTCCTGATGCGCTTGAATCGGTCAGCTTTACGCCCTGCTGGCGAAAGACACCGTGACTCGGTGAGCGAGCTGTATCGGGTATGTCATCCACGTGGAAAGCTGGATGACGTCCTTGTCCCGATGGCTACAGCAGTTACGAAAATATGTGACTGGAACTTGCCGTCTACAGGTTTTTTCCAGAAAGACGGTCTTCTTCTTCCTGAGGCAGGTTCTTGAAGTCCTTATCGGACATCTTGTTCAGGTCGAGCTTGTTCGCGCGCTCTCCCACACCCTGGGCCTTGGCCGGAATCTGATTGGCGCGGTCAATACCCTTCTGAATGTCTGGCTTCGGCGTCTCAACCGGCGGCGTCTCGCCCTTCTTGGTGTGCGCCGGGCCAACCTTTGCAGCAGCAGCCTTGAGCGCTTCAGCGGCCGTCATGCCCTTGCCACGGAAATGCTGGGTCCATACCAGGGTTTCTTCGATAGCGTCCGCGTTCGCGTCGGCCGCCTCGGCATTCAGGAACGGATACGCCGCGTAGGCCTTGCTCAACTCCAGGTCGAATTCCAGCTTCGTGCGCTTGGCGTCGTCATCCTCGCGATGCTTGTTGTAGCGAAGGTCGGCAGCAGCTTCCGCCTCAGCCTTGGCTTGCGCACGCTCTTGGCCGCGAATTTCGGTGCGGATTGCGGCGGCATTGGTCTTATCGCCATCCAAAAACGCCTCCTGATAGCGGTCTTCTGCCGCATCGAAGTCGTATTCCTTGGGCGTTTCCTGAAGCTTCGCCGGCTCTTTCGGCGCTGATGCCTCGGCCTTGCCATTCAGGCGGGCCAACTCCAACTCCAGTTCATGAACTCGAGCCTCTGCTGCCTTCTTGCTGAGATTCACCTCGTTGAAGCGCGCATGCGGCACGGTCGCCGGCTTGTCTTCGCCCGCAATCAAAGCCAGCGTCTCGGCACTGATGTCGGCCGGCGCATCCTTAGGCTTCTCTGCCTTTGGCTCGGCCACTGCTTCCGGTTCGTCGTCGTTGGTCGGCTCGAAGTCCTCGCCGCTGTCGATGCGTTCCTGCGCCAGGCGTGCGTCGATGTCTTCCTGCGACTCTTGTGCTGCTGCGTTTGCTGCTGTGCTCATGATTTGCCCCTTTGGTATTCGGAAATTCTTACTTGGCGATCTTGGCCAGGTCGGCCATCTTTTCTTTCGCCAGGGCCTGAGCCGCCTTGAGGCGCTTCGGGTCCTTGTTGATTTCTGCAGCCTCAGCCAATGCGCGAAGGTCGCTTTCGGTTTTCCATTTCAGATCGTCTACTGCTACTTCGGCCTTGCTCATGCTGGTACTCCTTCGATGGCTGGGGTTTCGATGCCTGCGTTCAGGCCGACGCCCGGATTTGCCGGCGTCAGTGGATTGGTGTTGGAAGGCGTTTGCGCTTCCAGGACTGTCCCGCTGTACTCTGGGACGATCGGCGCCGCGTCGTGATCTTTGTAATTCGAGGAAAGCAGGATTGCGTCGGCCAGGCTCGATACCGCCGGCTGCGATGCGATGACGCCCGCTGTCTGGATGGCTGAGTAGACTGATTCCACCGACTTGGCGACTGCCTCGGCGTTGACCAGATCGATTTGAGCCTGAGCCAGACCGATGCTTGCCTGCGCTTTCGCTGCCTCTGCCTGGGCTTTGGTGCCTTGAGCTGCCAGCAGGTCGGCTTTGGCCTGCAATGTCGGATCGACCGGAGCCGCCTGACGCTGTTGCTGCATGGCCTGGATGAGCTCTTGCTTGTTGGCAAGATTCGAGTAGCCGATGATGAATTCCCACGGAATCCCGGCGCCCTTCTCGTTCAGTTCGATGGCTTGCAGGAACTGGCTGTTCTCGAACGTGATCTGCGCCGGAGCCTCGGTGACGATGACGTCATATTCGCCGATGGTCAGGTCGTTGAGGATGCGCGCGTCCGACTGGGGCCAATTCAGCGGGATTTCCTGAGTGTTTTCCTGCCCATCCTGACCGGTTTCGGTGATGCGGATGATGCGCGGCTGGTCGTAGAACTGCTGGAACATCTCCAGCGTGCGACCGGCAAGCAAAGCGCGAGTGCGAGCAAGGTTGTCCAGCGGAACGGCCAATTGCTGCTGTGCGGCGAACTGCCGGGTCTGGATGGCGATTCCTGAGACTTCGTTGCCTTGGTTGCCGGACATCGCCTCGTTCACGCCAGTAGACGATTCCAGCAGCGCGGAGGCGCGATCAATGAAACGGTCGATACCACTCGGCACCTGATTGGGCTGGATCTTCTGGGGACGATCTTCGATTGCCGTCCCTTTCTTGATTACGATGTGCAGGCCTGTTTCAGAGCCGCGATCTGCCAGCTCATCGTCATTCATGTTCGCAAGGGTGCCGGCAACACTCGTCCAGCCGCTGTTCGCCATGGTGCTGATCGAGTGCAGGAACGAGCTCATCGACTTGTTGAGCAACTGTTGCGGGCCGATAGCGTCATCCACCAGGCCGCGAGTCTTGCCGCGACGGAATGTCGGGAAGAATGGGATAACCGTGAAGTGATTGAACGGCGACCAGTCGTCGTGCAGCACCTTGTCCTTGGTGGTGATCAGCCAGCGAACACGCTTGACCGTGCGCTTCTGCCGAACACCGCCGGCCGCGATCATGTCGGCGATTGCTTCCGGCTTGGTGCCTTCGATGACGCGGATGTCACCGGTGGCAGTGATGATCACGTCGCACTTGCTCATCTGCCAGTACTGACGGTCTATGACACGGATACGCCTGCCGGACTTGTCGTCGCCTTCAAGATTCGCGTAGCCGGAGAACATCGAGTCGTCATCCCCGAACGAATTGCGGTCGTCGTCGATGATCTCGGAGCCGAACACTTCGCCAGACAGCTCTTCTTCGCTGATTGATTCCTTGGCCTTGGTGCCGTACAGAACTTCGATTTCGATCTCGGTTAGCAGGCGGCTGATAGTGACGTCCGCCCAGCCGTCCGGGTCGTAGGAATTCGCGTCTGGGTCAGGGATGACGTCCATCGGGTCCAGTACGTCGATGGCGATTTCACCCAGGATCGTGTCGGCATACGACATGCGCAGATCGTAGAAGCCGCGCTGCTGGATCAGGCCGTCGCGGAACACCTCACTTTCCTTGAAGTGCAGTTGCGTGTTGTCAGACACCTGCATGGCGAGCTTCGACAGTGTTGTCGCAGTCGCAGCATCAGCGGCGCCAGATCGCGGACGAAAGCCCATGTCCATCCGATTGCCGATCTGATAGCCCGCGGCGGCATTGACCTTGTTCTTGATCTGGTTGAACTCGAGCGCGGGGCGGCCAGACTGCGCCATCACCTGACGGTCGATCTCTGTCCACTGACAGCCACCGCCCAGGTAGAAGTCCTCGCAGATGCGGGCCTGCATGATGTAATCGCTATGGCCGCGGCGCATCCCGTATTCATAACGGCTCCAGTTCTCCGCAGCACGCTGGCTATCTGTCGCTTTAGGTTCAGCCATGTCAGGCACTCATCGCAGATTTGGCGGAATTTCGGCGCATTAATTCGGCCTTCCAATTCGGGGTGTGTTGATCGTCAGCAGCAACAGGTTCGGCGAATGTCAGCGCCAGGGCATCGCCGTCGTCCGGAGAGCGGCCAATGTGCTTCTTGGCCTCTTCTTTCGGGACGAGCTTGAGCTGACCGTTGCTGGTGTATTTGTCTTTGGCGACGGACGTCAGATCGCCATGCAGGCGGTCGTCGTCAGGAATGCTTGGGGTGATGTCGCTGTGAATCCACTCGGCCATTTCGCCCCACATTTCGCAGCGCTTGTTGAAGTACTTGCGGGAATCGGAGGCGGAAGAGCCGAAGTTCACGGCAGTGACGCGGTCGCCGAAACCCATCTCGACCAGACGGTCATACACGCCTGCGCCTATACCGCCGATGTCGATGAACATCATGCGGATGGTCTTGTCATCGGTGAGCATGCGAGCGGCCTGACCGGCAACCGCCATGGTGTCCGGGACGTTGTTACGCTCGATGCCCCACGCTGCCCGACCTTGGCGATGGATGAACGTGGAGGTATCGCCGCCGCGTGCAGGGTCGAGGCCGACGACGTGCGCGCCGATGCGCTGAATGTGTTTGAGCAGCTGCTTGCGGGCCAGAGACACCTTGATGGTGTTGATCAGCGGCTTATGGCCGATCTTCTGGAATGCCAGATCAGGCGTGGCCGGGTATTCCTGATTGAACCAGTCAAGGTCGCCGGCGAAGTCGGTCGCAATCTTCGCCGCGCGCCATGCCATCTGCTCTTCGTCCAGGTCGTACGCTTCCATGTACGCCATGTCATCTTCGGACAGGTCGAAGCCTTTCGGCACTGCTCGGCGATAGCCTTTCTCAACGAACCATGGAATGAACACGGCCATGAAGTCGGACTGACCGGACATGGCAAGCGTCCACATCTGGTGCGAGAGGTGAGCAATACCATTGCCGGTCGTTTCGAGGATGATTTCGCTGTCTTCGACCATCGGCACGGTTTGGCCGAGACCCGCCATGATCTGCTGAGCGTTGGCCCAGAACGCGAACTCGGAGCCGTGCAGCATCTGGATGGCGTCAGATCGACCTGCGTGCTTGCTGCCTGCCGTGGCTACCTTGTATCCGCTGCGCAGTTTGGCGAACGAGAGCTCAGTGCCAGAGTTGGCCTTGATGGCCGGGCGCAGGGTGCTGTCGCTGAGCTCGAAGAATGTCTTCGCCATGCCGAACAGGGTTTGTGTCGCCGCGTCCAGGTGCGTGAGGATCATGGTGCGCTTGCCGAACCCCATGCTGGTGCGCTTGTAGAAGCGACCCGACACATAGGTGCTGATGCCTTGCTGACGACCCTTGAGGACGATTGCTCGAACCCAGCCCTTCTCTTCCTTCTGCGCTTCAAGGCGGGCATGAAGGATGCGCTGCGCCTCATTCCACACGAACGGCAGAACCTTGCCCTCTTTCGTACGGATCTTCAGATTGCGCGCGCAGTAAAGCTCATCGTCGCTGATGAGCTGGGAGAGCATGGCGTCGGCTGACATGGGTTACTGGGCTGCCTTGAATGGGGCTACGGTAACAACGTAATGCTTACCGGCGAACTCCAATGGCAGCGTCGCCGAGTTAGCACCCATGCCAAGCACATGTCGAACGACCTCTTGTGCGGCAGCACCCACGCGGGCGTTATCTGCGTTCAACGCTGCGCAAGCCTTTTCTTCGCTCATGCCCTGCCCCTATCCCGATTATCGAAATGACAGAGGCGAGGCTATGTGACTGGATTCGTTGTGCAACAGGCGTAAAAAAGCCCGCTGCGGGGCGGGCTTCTGATTGCCGATCAGGTCACTGGACTAACCCGAGCTTCTTCGCTGCTTCGTACAGGTCTTCGCTCAATTGGTCATCGAACTGCGGATCGCGCACGAACGAATGGGTCATACATTCGATCATTTCGCCGTCGTGCAGCTGCATGCCATCGTCCCGGATGTAGTTGATGGACGGATGGTCTTTGTATGAAGCCGTTCCGATTCGCTGGTATTCGTCATCAAAGCGTTTCGCCGCATCACTGGTGTCAGTGCCGTCGAACAGCGAGTCGGGAAGCTGCTTACGGTTCGGCTCTCGCTCTTGGTAGGCGGCTGCCCATCCTTCCAGCGTCTCCAGCGACGGAAGTGGATCATCGCTGCTGTAGCGCCCGCCGTGCTGGTCTGTGATTACGTAGCTCATGTCATGCCCCTGATGTGATTGTCGAATAACACCATCAACGGTCTGTGACTGGCACCAATCTGCAAGCACAAAAAAGCCCGATCAATGCCGGGCTTTTTCATGTCAGCCCGAAGGCTCAGTATTTTTTAAACTGGCTGGCTGCCGTCGACGTCCGGCTGAGCCTGGATTGCCGTGAAGACCAGGCCACCGCTGGACGCGTGCATGTCAGAGCGAGTAGTACGAGATTCACTGGCGACATCGTGCTGCCACTGGATCAGTGCCAGTTCGCGCACCACCTTGGCGGTTGCCGACTCGTAGCCACCGATGAACACGTGGCCGCCAGTCTCGGCATAGGTGAAGTGGTGCGGCTCAGGCGATGCGGCAGCGTAGCCACACGACAGGGCCATGGCGAAGGCGATGCACAGGAAAGATCCGATTCGTTTCATAGGTGAGGCTCCGATTGATTGGCGAGGCGAGATTTCGTTATCAGGAGCCTTGAGAGTTTGTGACTGGCAAGGGATTGCAACAAATAAAAAGCCCAGCTGGTTAAGGGCTGGGCTTGGAATTCATTTCATCTTCGGCGGATCTGGTAGCGGCTGCCAGTGCGTAACCATCAATATCTCGCCACCCTCATCGCGGAACAGACCGTCGCCATTGTGCGAGGCGATGCGCTGATTCCCAGCGTAGTAAATGAGGACATCGGTGTGCGGCTTTGGCGGCCCGAACTTCGCGTCCTGCCATCGCTCGTAATCGCTGAAGTCAAACAGCCTGGACATAGCGACCTTCAATCTGTCGTCATCTTCGACGTACTCGACGATCAGGTCGTTGTCGCACTGCTTGAGGAACATGCCAATTTCGGTCAGACCTATCTGCTCGCGATCTGCGTCGGGCGAGTTGAGGCGGTCTTTAATCAATTGCGTGAGATTGGGTGTGTCGGTGGTTTTCATGCGTACCTCAATCAACTATCGCCAGTGGCCAGATTGTACGCGCAATCTCCAGCGCCTCATCGCGAGAAACATCCTCCATCACAATCATAGGAAACGGTGCGTGACGAGGCGTCGTGACGGTACAGTTCTTTTTGCGCGCCACGATTGCTGAAGGTGGGGTTTCGTGGCGCGGGGTCATTTGGCTCTGCGCCCATCCTGATGCCAGTAGTAAGCATGGCAATCAACCTCGCCACCGCACTCGGTGCACACGTAGCGCTTGCCAAACTTCTTGGCTTCCTGCCCTGGCGCCTCTACGAATTCATGGTAGCCGCAAGCATTCAGCTTCTTGCTGTTAGCTTGGACCTGCAGCGCAATCTCGCGCAGCTCAGGCGACTTGATGTTCATCACGCCGGCGAGGATGTCGAAGTTTGATTTGCTCATCCCTTCACCTCCATCAGACGCGCAAGGCGGTCTTCGTAGGATTCTTCAGATGACCCTTCATCGATGCCGTAAGCCTGACGCTCAAGCGCGATCAGCACACGCAAAGTCTCGCTCAGGTCCTTGCTCATCTTTACCCGGCCAGGCAGCGACAGAGCGCCACGGAAGGCTTGCTGCATCTTCTCGTAAGCGTCCGACGTCTCGTCTTTGGATTCCTCGACACCAGCAATCAGGTCGCGCAGTTGCTCGAACAGTTCGCGGTTGTCGGTCATGGCCTCCAGCTCTTCCATCATCTTCAGCGCGAGACGGCGGTTGCGACCTATATCACCGCGATGAGCCATGCGGATGTCAGCAATTGCCTGAGCGTTTGCGTCGATGATATTTCGGTCTGAAACAGCACGGTTCGCTGTTACAGCTTCTGTTACAGCCTGTCGTGTTACAAGATCGTCTGCCTTCGCTTTGATCTTGGCGGACAGGTCTTGCACCCATCCGAACTTCTTGGCGCGTCGAGCGATAGCTACGTGGTTCGCACCCGGGCATGCGCTTGATATCTCACGCAGAGAGAGGACACCAGCCCTGTAGTGGCTTTCAATCAGCTCCCAGTCTGGAGCGGCGTTGTTGGTCATTGCACACCAGCCCCATCAAGCGATGTCAGGCGAATCTGCCCACCTGTATAGGCGTCACGCTTAGCCGCAAGCTCGACAGCCTCCTTGGCCGTTGCGCCCATATCCATGGCAGCCAGTGCGAAGTCTCGACCGCTACCTGTAGCGAATGGACGCTCTGACCAAACCTCGTCGACCCAAAACCCGCTCTCAGCGTCATGTCCTATCTGATAGAGCTTTCCATTGGTGATGACAACACCGCTTGCCTCAAGTGGTTTGTCGCTTAGCTTCAGGCCAAGGTACTCATCCATCAACGCAGGGAAATCACAACCCGAGCCAGTGAACAGAAAGCGATGCCCTTCCCTGTAGATCAGCTTCTCGAAATCGTCATGGTCAATGAGCGATCCGCGAGTGACACGCGAGTCATAGGCGATCACGCCGTCTTTGTAGGCGATGGTGGTCATTCAGACGGCCTCGTAAGTCGCTTCGAAGATGTCCGGCTTGCAGGGGTAGAACTCACCCTTCACACCCCTGATGATCCAATCGCCACAATCGGCGGCCATCTCACCTTCCAGGGTTTGAATTCTCAGCCCATTGAGCGCGATAGAATTCGCGTACTGGTCCCAGTAAGCGGAACCCACACCCTTTAGGTCGGGAGTACCACTGATGAATTCGGTTACCGCGAACAGGTTGAGCCCATTCCACTTGATGGCATCAATGACGACCGGCTTCTTTCTGAATTTCATTGCGCACTGCTCCCGTGCTTGATGTGATTACCACTTCCACAGCGAGCGCAAAGGCCTCGCCATGTTTCCGCGATTGACCACGCAGATGTAGGTGATGCAGAACGTGTAAACGACGAGGCCGAGTTCGGCGTAGGCGCTCAACTGATCGAACTTGGAGGCGCCCTGGAAGAACATGTAGCCGGATGAGGACGCCAGCAGGATTGCCAGCGCGGTCGCCCGCATGTTGGTGCGCGCGCCATTCATGTACGAGACGATCGACCAGACCGTAATCACGTTCATGGTCAACCGAAGGGAAAGGCAGGCCGGGCCGTACCAGAACTTGATGAACGTGACCATCGGTGCCATGTGTAAGGCCATCAAGTCGTACCAGCTCGTTTCACTGACCATCGTCGCCTCTCTTTAGAATTGGAATTCTGTTCAAGATGTTGGACAGCCATTGCGGAAGCGGAGCGTCGTTGCGAACGGTCAGATTGAGGGCACCGATGATTGCAGCCGCAAGTGCTGAAATGAGGATCGCGACTGGCATTGCCCAGGCAGCCCAGTTGACGGACTGTCCAAGCGCTGAGCCTGTTGCGTATCCAGCTCCCCATGAAGCAATCAAAAGTGAAATCTTGCGTAGTGTCTGTTCGAAGCCTGTGCCCTTTTGCGGGTCTGGAAAGGCCAGGAAGAAGAAGCAGCCGAATGACGCACCACTGGCGGCACCTGGATGGAGTTGTTCAACCACGCTCCATACCCACAGAGCGAGGATCAGCCAGATCGACCCTGCACCATGAGGGTCATTCATTTTCCAGCACCGTAAAGTCATGTTTTCTCATCGCTGGCCTCGGGCTCGCCCGGCTACTGCTGTCCGGATCTCATAACAGCGAGACTATGTGACTGGATTGCCAGTACAACCCTTGCGGCGCTTGAGTCAGTCACATGCACTGGCCTCTTCACTCAAAGGGGCAATACTCATGACCGCAAAACAATTCATCGGCTCTACCACCGACTCGGCGTACATGGCGATCACGGAAGTGATGGGACTGACTGCTGATGCCATGGATCAGAACCCATCTGACGCCTTGCTCGTAATCACCCTGTCCGGCAAGTCCGAGAACGCTATCGTCGGCGGCACGCTCAACTCGGAAAAGATCACCCGACTGCAATCCCTGCTCGATGACCTGAAGCTGCGCGCCGCCAGTGAAGGCGACGGCGACAAGGTTCTCCACGCCTGGCGTTAACCGAACATTTTCCAATGCTTCATGAAGGTGCTGCGCTTCAACTCTGGAGCCAGCGCCTCGGTCCAGTTAGCCCCTCGCATCCTCCGCATCTTCACTGTCTGCCACTTCAACCCAAGTCGTGCCGCCCACTCCGCCGCTGCCAGGGTGATGCCGTCGCGCGTCACCTTCGTTGCGCCCGCACAGGTTGTGCTGCGTATCGGCATGCGTGGGATGCGCGTCACCGATGCCAGAGCAGGCGCTGTGAAGTCGATAGCCAGCTGCTCGGGCTGAGGCCCTGATTCGGCCCGCACCCGAGGCACGATGCGCAGACGTGGGCGCACTGGCGGGAATAACATATCGAACGACATCTGCTCGGGCATGGCGGGCGCTCCCTACGGCTTTACGTAATCCACGATGCGGACGCGTACGGCGCCGCCCTTGATCGTTTCTTCGCTCATCTGACTCACGCTTCCCAGCCGGGGACGAGACCAGCGACCTGCTTCTTGAGCTTCGTGTAGGAGGAACTGTCGATGACAATCAGCTTCACTGTCGGGTGATACTTCGCCATACGCCGGATCTTCGTTGCGCTGCGGGCGTCCATCCACCCCTTAACTTCGTGATAGGCCTCGCTGCCGTTGTTCTCCACCACATGAAAATCAGGTAGGTAGCTGACACACCCGCGCTTTACGCCCTCAAACCAAAATGTCTTCGATTCATGGGTCCACGAAGCGATTTGCCCTTGTTGTTTTAGCCACTCCAAGTAGTAGGCGTAATTAGCCTCCCACTTGGATCGGTAATATTTCCTGATGCCGCCAATCTCACGCCATGCTGCCTTCCATGAGGCGCCTGGGCGCTCTCGGATTAACGTCCCGTTGCGCATCTTGGTCTTGGTCGCCTTTATCAAATACTCAGTCCTCTGCTCATCTGTCCTTGCTGCATTCATCAGAACCGAGGCCTGACTGATCGCCGCCTTGGTCGATTCAGAATGCTTTTTGCCTGCCATATGTCGCGGATGGCCTCTCGCTGCGATAATTGATTTCTGGATCGCTGACATATGGGCACTGCGCTCTGCCGCGCTGTTGAATTTGCGGGCGCGAACTTTCGGTATCTCAACCTGTGGCCGATTACCATCCCCAAGACCAAGCCTGGATGCTTTGAGATGAACCGCGTGTTTCGATTTTCCGGTGGCGGCACATATGGCATCTATGTCGATTTTTCGACCCGGCAGGTACATGTCCTTCAGCGTTTCGATCTGTACCGAGGACCAATCCCGCGCGATCAAGAGACCCAACCGCCAGGCCCGGTTTTTGATTGATCCGGCGGTGCGTCCTGAAGCAGCGCAAATCTCAGCTTGCGAGAGCCCTGCCTGAATGTGGTCACGCAAGGCCTGATCCTCGGTGGCGGACCAATGCGAACGCGCATTCGGACTGAGCACCGCCGGCGGCCACGGCAACTCAATGACCGGCGCGCTCATGGATACGTCCACTCGAAACGGCCAGTGATCAGCCCTGCCTTGGTCTGGTAGGTCATATCGCGGCTCTTCTCCTCGATGTGGGCAGTACGCTCGGCGCGGATCAGCTCGCCATTGACCTTGATCACCAGCGGGCAACCTACAGGCGGGAGCGATTCGGGGCGGTTCAGCTTCATGCGACCGCCTTTGCCGGGATGCCAGTGCTGCTCAACCAGTCCAGCTCGTAGTCGGCAATCGCCTGGGTGTACTCGGTGCAATCCGCGATCAGGGTGTCGACGATGGTTCCTGGCGTGAACGTGCCGATCAGCATCAACACCCCCTTACAACGAACGATCATCCCTGGCAGCAACTCTTCCGGCGCGCCCTTGGTCCATTTCAGATTCAGAATTGTCACGCTGCTACCTTCCCTTCACTGACGAGAATATCGATGGTCCGCACCATGCCTTCGAGGTGCATCATGCGGAGTTCGTGGTGGTTGAATTCGGTCTTGATGCGGGAGTCGACGGCGTCGTGGCACGCCGAGCACGACCACGCACCCTGTAGGTCGTTTGGCTTGATGCCCATGCCGCTGCGAGTACCAGCCATGCGGTAGTGCGCGAGGATTGTGGTTTCAGAATTGCCGTTACACACGCCCGGGATTCGGATCTGGCAATCCCGGCCGCGCGCAGCTTTGGTCAGCTTGGTCTGCTTCACACCCCACCCCCACACTGAAAGCTCACTGTCGAAGGCTCAAGAGCTGCGCACTCCATCATTGCGGCGAAGCATGAGGCGACCCGAATGAGGGCCTTGATGGTCTTCATGCGGTCACCTCGATGGACTTGGTTTGCTCAGGTGCGAAGTCACCGCGCAGGGGCATCAGCAATCCTGGACTGATGAGGCCGTCACGTACCGGGTAGCGCCCTGGAAACGTACCAATTTTGGCAGTCAGCCCGCTTCCAGCGACACGCCAAGAGGGTGTTTCAGCCTCGCAAAGACACCCATTATTCAGCCTCACATCTCCCGATTGATGAAAGGAGATCAGCTCTACAGCGCAGCCAGCACATGGGCCGCCGACGATAAGCGCCAAATCACCAGCTTTGAATTGATGGCTCATGCTGCCGCCTCCCATGACTCTGGCATCTGCCCTTTAGGCTCGCTCCAGACGATGTTTTTTTCGACGCCGAACGCATACATGCACTCGATCACGTCGCCCAGTTCACGGACGGTCATGCGCTTGGTGCTGACGCCGAGCATTACGACGCCGCCATCGATACCGGCAGCCATGCGCACTTGATGTCGTGCGGCAGCGGTCATCAGCGACTTCCAGTCCTCGGCATCGAGGCGCTGCATGACGCCGTTGACCGGCCATTCCACCTGACGGGAGATATCGCCCAACATCGCCCAGAGCTTGGCGTTCTGTTCCAGGGTGCGGCGGCTCTTGACCGGGCGGACAATGATTTCTACGGCAGTGGCGGCCGACAGCTCGAAGGCGAACAGGTAGGCCAGCTTGAACACGTCACGGATTCGCGCAGATCCTGCCGCCCAGAAGTGGCGAGGCTTGTGGATGACGTCACCCATGGGAAGCCTCCTTGTTCATGGCAGCGTCGACGGCAGCATCAGCGATCCCGGAGAACAACGGCACGCGCCCTTCTCTCCAGACCGCCAAGGTGGAGGATGTCCCGATCGGAGTGCGGACGAACCTCCATCGCTGAGCATCCGTGCGTAACGCCGATATCACGGAGGAGATTTCTTGCGGCAGAAAGCTCATGAAGTCCAGACTGCATTTTTCGGAAACTGCTGCCCCGCAAGACGTGGCGCAATCACCGATGATTTTCCGCAGCGCATCGTTCTCAGCCTTGAGCTGCTCAATCTGATCGGCGCGCGCTTGCGCAAGTCCAAACGCATCAGTTCCATCTGCCTTGGCTTGCTCGATCTCCGCGATCAGCTCCAGCACTGTGGCAGGCGTGCATGCGAGGAAGAAAGCCTCGTCCTGCTCACCCTTTTCGCCAACAAACCCCCACTCATCGTTCTTGTGATCGACCTTGAGGACCAGCGAACCATCGTCACCAGTACATTCGTATTTGAGCCCGCCGCCGACCTCCGGATACCGATCAAAGTTGCGACCCGGGGTGGCAGCCTCAGCCAACCGCTTCAATTCGCTGTAGTCAGTCATTTGAACAAAACCTCCGACAAAGCCACGACGCGCTTCTCAGCAACAACCGGCTGATTCATCTGTACGGCTGTGATGAACACTGTGAGGGATAGGATTAGGAGGGGGAGTTTCATGGGCGAGCCTCCAATGTCTTGGTCCAGTCGCGGTAGCAAGGCGTTTTCCGAGCCCATCGCTCAGACGCATCTGGGCACCCGTGCCAAGTCCCCCACTTGTTTACGCCTATGACTTGCATCGGTTTCTCATCGAACCAATGCCAGATACCATCGGCGTCTTGCGCTAGCCATTGCGCCCACTCAGGGGCGTCGATCCAGTGCGGAGTCATAGATGCGCCCTCAAAATGGAATGCAGCCGTTGAGAAAGTCTTTGTGGCAATCAACGATTCCGCACGTTGGGCACGGATCGCCGTTGCGCTGCCATTCCATCTGAGGTTCGCCGGGAAGGAGCATCCATTCAGGGCGCTCGAAGGTGATCTGCGTCAGCTCCCAGCATTGCCGGAACTCACAATTCCCCATTTCGTCGTACTGACTGTCGAGCCAAACCGCCTCGTAGGTGTACAGGCCCGGGCCTTCCGGGAATTCGTGGTCGCCTGAAATCTGCTCCTCGATCATGGTGAGCCCGTGAACGCTTACTTCACCGTTTACCGCGCAGATGCATGGCTCATCTGATTCATCAGAATGAAAAACCATGATCACCAAATCCTTCTTTTCTCGGAAAAGGGTCATGAGCTCACCTTCAAGCCGGCGGCTTCAATGGCGTCGACCATGTTGCGGATCCCTTGCCGATACCCCTTGTGGTACGGTCCATCAGCTTCGGCGAATTCGCATTTTTCTGGACGATCAATCACCAGCGCGGCGCGTGACCCGTTCCAGAAATCGAAGTAAGCCTGTGCGGCGTAGTTGGTGTAATCGCCGCCCGCATCCTTGGTCAGATGTCCAGGACCCAAGCCACCTGCTGCACTCAGGGCAAATTCTTCAAACTGCTGCTTCGACTTATCCATCACACGCACCCCCGAATAACCTTCACATTGCTTGCGTCTGCCCGATTCTGACTGCCGTCCTGACGCACAAAGCGGACATCGGCGCCTCTGGTCAGTAGGATCATTTCGTGCAGTTCTTTGTTTTCAGCCTTGAGCCTGTTGATCTCTCCGCGCAGCACGGTTATTTCCTGGCCGATGGTCAGTTCGCGGGCGGCATACACACGCTTGCTGTTTTCTTTGGCGCATTCGATGCAGATGCGATTCGGGATGTAGCGCTGACCCAGTAGCTCTGGGTGCTTGGCGCAGACTTTGCCGATTGCTGTTTGTCGATCTGGCTTCATGCGACACCCCGCTGGGATTTTCGAAATTCGTGACGATCCAGGAACCACTTGATCCCGCGCTCGCAGATGGAAACTTCGCGTGCGACGGCAGATCGCTGCCTGTTGGCATCGCCGTGAATTTCCCGGAGTACCTTTTCCATGTCAGAGCGGTCTGCTTTGCCGAGGAAGTACTCTTCTAGGATGTCGCCGATGGGGCGCACCCAATCCATGTCGTCCTGCTTCACGGCCTGGTGAATAGCTCGCCATGCCAAAACGCCAACGTGATCGCGGACAATTTCGTGCAGGTCGTACGGCGATATCCCGCTTGTCCAGCCGCCGGTGCCGCGCACATACATGCCGCAGTTGAAGAGCCCTTTGGCGTCTGACTCAGGCTTCCCGCATAAGAAAACGACTTCGCGGCCGGTCCGATCCATGACGGCGTCGGCCTTGCTGAATTCCTCCTCTGTCGGGTTTTTGCCTTTCACCTCAACGTAAATACCGGCATTCGGAAGCCAGAAATCGGGCAAATAGAAACCGTCACCGACATGAACCAAATCAGGCTCGTACAGATAGAAGATGTCCGCCGCATCAAGAACCCGAGCCCATACCAATTCGGTGTATGAGCGAAGCCTGTAACCGTGATGGTGGTAAACCGTTCTGCGCTCTCTCATCAGAAGTTCACCTTCACGACGTTGTCTTGGCGGGTGTGGTTGGCCAGCGGCATGAAGCGGGATCGATTGCCCTGGAACGCGGCAGGCACCATGCCGATTTCGCCATCACGGTTTTTACGGATGAGGATTTCAGCAATACCGGCGTCTTGGGTGTTCGGGTGGTAAACCTCGTCGCGGTACACAAACATCACGATGTCAGCGTCCTGCTCGATGGCGCCAGACTCGCGCAAGTCGCTGAGGACCGGACGCTTGTCTGGACGGCCTTCACAGCCGCGATTGAGCTGGGACAGGATGATCACCGGGCAATCCAGCTCGCGGGCCAGCAGCTTGATCTGGCGCGACATGGTGGTCACGTCTTCGGTGCGACCTTTCCCGTCGCCCTCGACAAGGCCGAGGTAGTCGATGACAACGAGCCCGAGGCCGCCCATGCGGTGCGACTGGCGGCGTGAGATTGAGCGGATACGCGCCATGGTCATTACCGGGACGTCTGACACGGCAATTGGAGCATCACGCAGTCTGCTCCCGGCTACCGACAGCGCCTGACCATGATCGGCAGACACCTCGCCGGTCTTCAGGGAAGGCAGCGGGATGCCGCCCACCGCAGCCAGCAGTCGATCCATGAGCTGCGTCTTGCTCATTTCCAAGCTGATGACCACCACCGGCTTTTTCTGATTAATGGCAACGTCTGCGGCGATGTTCATGGCGAGAGTGGTTTTGCCCATTGCAGGCCGACCCGCGATGACGATCATCTGCCCGGACTTCATACCCTGGGTGTACTTATCCAGATCCGGCAAGCCGCTACCCAGGCCATCCATGACGATTCCCTTCTCGAATCGGTCCAGACGTTCCTGAAGAATTTCAATGTGGCCGACGAGGATGTCGCCGATCATTTGGCATTCGCCGTCACTGCCCGTGGCGTCCAAGCCCAGAACGATTGATTGGGCCTGCGAAATTTTGTCCTCGATGCTCGACTGCTCGTAGGCCAAGTCGTTGATACGCTCGGCGGCCGACGACATCAGGCGGCAAATCGCGCGGTCACGGATGATCTGCGCGTATTCCTTGGCGTTCGCCACGCTCGGTGTGTTCGCTTGAATCTCGGCGGCGTAGGTGAAAACGCGGGTGCCGGTTGTCAGTTCAGCGCGGCGATCTCCGAGAGTGATCACGTCAACCGGCGTGCCATCGGCGTGCAGTTCCAGGATCAGGCGATACAGCTCGCTGTTGTCCTCCCATGCAAACGCGTCAGGGGAAAGATCGTCGGACAGCACGTCGATCAGGTGAGGCTGGCGAAGCATTGCGCCGATGAGGCCGTGCTCCGCTTCGAGGCTCTGAAGTTCGATCATTGCGCAGCCTCCGACACTTCGCGGAAGACGGCGCGGCTGACCAGCGACTCAAGGCGCGGAGCAACGTTGGCACCACGGAAGAACACCTGGCTGCGGTTGTTCGCTTTGTGGAAGAACGGCAGCCAGAACCCCTGCCCGCTCTGATGGCTTGGTGACTCGTTCCAGCGCTCAGCGATCATGCTGCGCAGAATCTTGTCGCTGGACACGGTGACCGGCGCCAGATTCGGGCAGACCTTGTGGTACAGGTCGATGATCTTGTCGACGGGTACGCCAGCCTCGGAAGCACCATTCGGATTGCGCTTGAGCTGGTTGCCCAACCACTTGACCAGAAAACGGCGCCAGTCCTTTTTCGGGCGATTCGCGCTGGCCCAGGCTGCGGCGCGCTTGATCTCTGCCTCGACGTCAATCGGGGCATAGGCTTCTGCCCACTTGTTGATCAGGATGGTGTCGACTGTGAAGTCTTCGCCATCGAACGAAACCAGCGGTGCTTCTTCGATCGGAGCCGGTGCAGCCCCTTGGGGCGTATTAATCTCTTCCGTAGGAAGAGTTAATAGGGGTATTTCTTTCGTATAAAGAAGGGAACCAACGGATATCGGGAGTTTCGTCACGTTGTTGAGTGAACCGATATCGGTTGAGACAACGGATTTCCGTTCACTCAACACTTCCTTTTTTGGCTCTTCAAATATCCACTCTGACGGATCGCAGATGCCGATATCGCCACGACTTCCACCGACCCGATACAGCACACGACGAGCCAGTAGACTGCTGATTGCTGAGGAAACGTGCTGAGTGCGGATATTGATCTTCTTGGCGATCTCGTCGGCCGTAATGCGTCGCTCTTGCTGGTGGTAGCCAACGGTCAGGCGAGTGATGGCGTGCAGAGTCTTGAACTCGGCCGGCGACAGGTGAACTGCTGCCAAGGCGTCCATCAATGTATTGTCCATCCGGGTAAACCCCCCGGTTGATTTCAATGGAATGACATTGCTCATGCGCGCGCACTCGACAGGGATGCTTTGAGGTGTTCAACGCATTTGCGACGAAACCTGTTCTTCGATTCTTCCGAGTACTGGAAGCGGATCATCCGGGCCGCGAGCATGGCTGCTGATTGGTGGTCGGAAACTGAGCGCGCCACGATTTCCGAATCGGAGTTTCGTGGCGCGGATGGGGTATTGTGTGATTCTGGTGTTGTGTGCATAATCAACTCCGCAAATGCTGTTGAAAGAGCCGACCTGACCGTCGGCTTTTTTGTGGGTGGAATTTGGCAGATCAATTTTCAAATCTTCGGCGGAACGCTTGAATCGTCCCGCTCATGGATTTCGGCCTGGTTCGCTCCGTGAGTTTTCGTTGCATCCCGATCTTGGCGGTCTCAGCCAGGGTCAAACCCCTGCGCTTTGCCTCCTCCTCCAGAACTGTCAAATCCTCAGCGTCGATCAACTCTCCGAGATCCATGCCTTCGTCTTTCTCAGGCATAGGCCCTCCTCTAACTGCGGGTCGCTGTGAGGTCCCTCGCGGGTCCCTACGCGGGCCCTACTGAAGTGCTTAGGCCACTCGGCTATCTGCCTTAGAATTAGCAACAACATCGACAAGCCAAGACTTGAGGACTTCGCGGGCATAGGCCGATTTGCTGGTTCCATGGATCTTCGCGGCGCAGGTCAGCAGGTCTTCGAATTCGTCATCGAGACGAACCTTGATCTGGTTGATGTTTTTGCGGTTGGGGCGCGGCTCTTCGGGGGTGCGTGGCTCGTCGTTCATCGGTGTTGCTCCTCTGTGGTTGGAATTGTTTAAGCGGCAGAAAGGATCTGAAATTTGGCGGGCGGGAACACGTCATCAAGCGTCACCGAGGCACCGAACAGGTTTAAGGCGGCAACGATTCGGCGGCACTCATCTAGGCCTGGCTTGCGCCGATCAGCTTCGTAGTGGGCGATTGCGCCCTGAGTGAGCCCAACCGTTTTGGCTAAAACCGTCTGCGTGATGCCTGCTTTTTCGCGGACTGCTTTCATATTTGACATGGGGTTCTCCGTTCTCTTAATCGGATAATACGTTTTGTACTGGTATAGCGCAAGCCACCAATACGCTATGTATCTTGAGCGGGATAATACAATGCGTAATATCTACAGCATGAAAAAATGGAACGAGCTGGCAAAGGCCAGGATGAAAGAAACGGGGCTCACTCAGGACAAGCTGGCCGAACGCCTGGGCGTGACTCAGGGCGCGATTGGGCACTGGCTAAACGAGCGCCGCGAGCCGACTCTTGAAATGATCTCCAAAATCCTTGACGAGGTAGGCTTGCCGCCCTTGGGCGTGGCCTATCCGTTCCCGGCTGCCGAAAAGCCATCACGCAATAGAGACTCAAACGCGGAACTTATCGGCGACCTATCTGTATGGGATGAGGGCGATCCGCTTGACGAGGACGACTGTGAAGTCCCTTACTACGACGAAGTGGAGTTCGCTGGTGGTAATGGAATGACAGAAGTAGTGGAAGTCGCTGACCGAAAATTGCGGTTCAGCAGTTCAACCCTTAAAGCCGCTGGAGTGGATTGTAAGAGCGCTGCATGTGCCAGGCTCAACGGCAAGAGCATGGAAAGACTTATCCTTGATGGCGCCTCCATAGGGTTCGACAGGGCAAGCACGTCGATCATTGATGGTGAGATATATGCCTTCAACCATGGCGGCATGCTCAGGGTGAAGTACCTTCATCGGATGCCCGCGGGGGCTGTGAGGATTCGCAGCGAGAACTCAGACGAGTTTCCAGACGAGCTGATGACGGCCGAACAGTATCGCGATGAGGTCATTATGCTTGGTCGAGTCTTTTGGTGGTCCACAGTGAGGCGCGCGCCCAGGGCGTGACGAATCGCTAACATAGAGCCCGGCCACTGCGCCGGGCTTTTCATATCTGCCGCACCCTGCCCCTCCGCTCCCCCTGAGCGAACAGCGAAAGCTGATGTAAGACAAAGCAACCCCAATCCGCACCACCATACCAACTCGAAAGACTCGGACTTTTCGTTCGCTCGAAAATAAATACTACATTTCGTATTGACCACGAATAATACATAACGTACTGTTCACCCATCGAAGCGAAACACGCCGAGACAGGCCGAGAGGCCTCGGGCAACCGGAAGCTCTTTAGCCACACCCCTTGCCGGATAACCACCGGCCCAGATCCAAAGGCAGCGATGAGTCGGCCTAAACGACTCAGATGGGTGGCCACTACCCAAGGCGTGCAGCGTAAAGCGCCAAGACAAGTGTTCCAGCGGGAGACAAACCGAAAGGTCGCGGCTGGAGAGAAAGAACCAGCCAAGAATTTCACTGATGCAGCTTGGCGACAGGCTGCATTGGGAAATACCCCACTCCACTCGAGGTAATCCCATGTTAGGCAAACTGTTTGGCAAGAAGTCTGGTCAGGCCCGCGCTGCTGTATCGAAGCTGGCGAATCGCGATCTGATGGAAGCTGTCGTATACGGCGCTATCTACGTAGCCGCTGCTGATGGCGAGCTGGAAGAAAGCGAGCTAAGCAAGATCGAAACCATCCTCAGCAACAACCCGGCGCTCCAGGGCTTCGGCGCTGAGCTGTCCAACACCATCGACCGCGCCAAGACGGACTTCAAGTCTGGTGCCCGCATCCTGCGTCAGAACGCCGAGAAAGAACTGGGCGATCTGGCCCACAGCCCAGCCGAAGCGCTCACTGTACTGAACGTGATGCTGACGGTTGCCGAAGCAGATGGCGAAATCGAAGACAGCGAACTCAAGGCGCTGGAACGCTCGGCGAAGCTGCTCGGCCTCAACCTGAAAGACCACCTGTAAATGGCCTGGGTCAAGGTAATGGGGAATCGGCTTCGGTCGTTTCTCATTCTGGCCCTGCTCATCGGCGTTGTGCTGATCGACTCGGTTTCTCGAATCATCAGCATGTGCGCCGACGGGTTTCTTGCGGTGCTGATCCTGCTGCTGATCTGGCCGCTCATCAAGAGCAAGTGAGCATCACCTCAGCCAATTCGATGAGTTGGCTGAAGGATGTAGGACGCCAACCCCGCAGACGCGGGACACCTTGCATCAAGCAGATGAATGCCCGGGCTGACGGGCAAGTGTAAGACCTGAGGGATCGCGGGAATCGTGGCCGGTAAAGTGAGTAAGCGCCCAGATGGCCACGGCGAGTCCAGGAATAAGCGGCTGAAACCTTCGCCCCGGTGAAACTCCGGTGTCACTAAGGCCGCTAATAGTCGTGCCGGGATCAGCTCCGGTCATCTGCACCCCCATTCAATAGGTAGCCACTGCCTGCCCAGTGAGCGAGCAATAGGAGATTGCGATGAGTGAATTCAAGGTCGTGTACACAAGCCAAGACAGTCGATGGCCTGATCATGTAGTGGTTTCTGTGCAAACCGATCGCGAAGCTGACGAAGTAATACGCTTGGTCGATGCTGCGCCTGACTTGCTCGCAGTGCTCAACAAGGTGATCGAAGCGGCCTGCACCGTCAGCAACGGCTCCGAAGTAGTGCGTGCCAAGCGTGACGAGCAGGATGACATCCATACCCACGAACGCTGGGCAATGGAAGAACTGGATAAGGTTGTGGCCGAAGCATTGTTGATAGTCGAGAAAGTCACCGCGTAACACCCGCCTAAACCCCCGCCGAACATACCGCACTGCCCATCCTCCGCTGCCTATCTGGCCGTTCGCGTTCTTGTGTGGGCAGTTCCGTGTGTTTGGTTAATCAGCTCGCCATGGAGGCGACCATGACTTACGAAGTGATTATTGAGGATTACGTCCTCGAGGTTTTCATCAGCGCCATCGTGGACGTTAAGCCTTCGCCTTCGAACTGGACGAGCGACTGGGACCACGACGGGTATCGCGAGCTTGAATTCGAGGTCTGGTCGGGCTTTACGTACGACGATGATCGGATACCGATGGACATCGGAAAGAACGCCTGCGCAGCGGTTGCAGAACAGTACGCCGAGGAAATCGAAACCGAACTCTGGCGCCAGATTGATGAGGCCAAAAAAGGCCGGAGAGCAGCATGACGCCGCATGACATCGCACTTCATTGGATCGAGCGTGAGATTCGCAAGATTCCGACATCGATCATGCCAACCAACGTAGCTGAATGCGCCTGCGCGGCCGCATACCTGTCCTGCGACCTGGGAGCCATCACCGCCCAGGAGCGTGACGAGTTGGTGGCACGCATCCGAGCTGCTGAGATTCCCCGCTACCTTGAATTGCTGGAGAAAGCAGCATGACCCCTCTCTACCCCTCCCTGATCGACGAACAAGTCGAAGAGGCTGCCGAGCCTTTTGCAACCATCGCTCGCGGCAGGCCATTTAACGAGGTCATAGGCCGCCCTCGCGAGTTTCTTGTGCAGAACCTTCCCAAGCAGTTGGCCGCCACTATCAAAGGTGGTCGTATTGCGGTGAGGGAGCGGTCTTGACCCGCTACCAGCACGCCAAGCGCATCACATTCTGGCGCGGCAGTTTCGTCACCCTTCTGCTCTGTTCGGCCTGGATAGTCGCCAGCGCCTACGCACCGCACTGATTCAACCCTCCCCCATTCAATCGCAGCGCCCCGGCAACGGCATGGCGCGTGGAGATAGTCATGTCTGATTTAACCGTAAAGCAAAGTTTCAGTCTCACCCCGTCGTCGCTGACTGAGGCAATGGCGTTTGCCGACATTCTCGCCAAGTCGACCATCGTGCCGAAAGAGTTCCTCGGCAATCCCGGCAACATCTTGGTGGCGATCCAGTGGGGTCTTGAGCTTGGCCTGCAACCTCTGCAAGCGATGCAAAACATCGCAGTCATCAACGGTCGTCCAGCTCTTTGGGGTGACGCAGTCATTGCCCTGGTGCGCGGCTCGACTCTTTGCGAATACGTCTACGAGGAAGACGACGGCCACGTTGCCACATGCCGAGTGAAGCGCCGCGGCGAGAACGAGCAGGTCCGCACGTTCAGCATGGATGACGCGAAGGTCGCTGGCCTGATGGGCAAATCTGGCCCTTGGACGCAGCACCCGAAGCGGATGCGCCAGATGCGCGCCCGAGCGTTCGCCCTGCGTGACGTGTTCCCTGACGTGCTGCGCGGCATGCCGGTAGCAGAAGAGCTGCAGGACATGCCGAAAGAGCGCGAGCCGGGCGCAACGCTGAGCAGCGTGCCGAAGATTGATGCGCCGGCGGCACTGCCTGAGTACCCGGCTGAACTGCTCACGGAAAACCTCGTTAAGTGGCAGCCGCTTATCGATTCCGGCCGAACCAGTCCTGACCACCTGATCGCGACCATCAGCAGCAAATACACGCTGACCGATGACCAGGCCACCACCATCAAGAACCTGAAAGCACTCGACGGAGAGGCAGCATGAAAATTCACAACGTAGCCCAAGGCAGCGCCGAATGGCACGCCCTCCGCGCCAAGCACTTTACCGCTTCGGAAGCTCCGGCAATGATGGGCACCTCGAAGTACCAGAGCCGCACTGACCTGCTGACCATGAAGACAACCGGCATCGCGCCGGACGTCACGCCGCAGATGCAGCGCATCTTTGATCGGGGTCATGCGACCGAGGCTATGGCCCGCCCGCTGGTTGAGGGCATGATCGGCGAAGAGCTTTACCCTGTCGTCGGCACCAGCGGCAACCTGCTCGCCTCAATGGATGGCGCGACGATGCTCGTCGAGACATTGTTCGAGCACAAGCTCTGGAACGAATCGCTGGCCGCCCAAGTTCGCGCCGAACAGCTTCACCCGCACTACTACTGGCAGTTGGAGCAACAACTGCTCGTAAGCGGCGCCGAGCGAGTAATTTTCGTCTGCTCCGACGGCACCGCTGATAATTTCGTGTCGATGGAATACCGCCCTGTCGACGGCCGTGCCGCGCAGTTGGTCGAAGGCTGGAAACAGTTCGAAGCAGATCTTGCCGGGCACTCCCCGGTTGAAGCCATTGCCGAAGCGGTCGGTAAGACGCCAGACAGCCTGCCCGCGCTGCGCATCGAAGTTACCGGCATGGTAACCGCAAGCAACCTTGAGCAGTTCAAGGCTCACTCGCTGGCAGTGTTCGGGGCGATCAACACTGACCTGCAGACCGATCAGCACTTCGCCGACGCGGAGAAAACTGTGAAGTGGTGCGGTGATGTCGAAGAGCGACTGGCAGCGGCAAAGCAGCACGCACTGAGCCAGACCGAAAGTATTGATGCCCTCTTTCGTGCCATCGACGAAATCAGCGCCGAAGCGCGCAGCAAGCGCCTCGAACTCGACAAGCTGGTGAAAGCACGCAAAATCGCCATCCGCGACGACATCGTGATGACCGCAGCAAAATCGCTGCAAACTCATATTGACCAGATCAACGCTTCGCTGGCCGGGAAGGCACGACTGCCGAAAGTGGTCGCCGATTTCGCCGGGGCCATCAAGGGCAAAAAGACGATCGCCAGCCTGCGCGATGCCGCAGACAGTGAGCTGGCCCGAGCCAAGATCGAAGCAAGCCAGTTGGGTGACAGCATCCGCTGCAACCTGAACAGCCTGGACGAGCTCGCCGCCGACTACACCTTCCTGTTCAACGATACCGATCGGCTGATCCTGAAAGCCAATGACGATTTGGTATCGCTGATCAAGGTGCGGATTTCCGAGCACAAGCAGGCAGAAGAAGCCAAGGAAGCGGCGCAGCGCGAGCGAATCCGCAAGGAAGAAGTTGCGCGTATTGAGCGGGAAACAGCGGATCGCATTGCGGCCGACGCCAAAGAGGCATCACCACTAGCCACTCCCGCACCGGTGAAGGTCGAGCAGCCAGCGGTGCGGGTAGCAGCCGTGCCATCTGCCAAGGTTCCTCCGAAGCCGATGAAGTACGAAGCGCGGGTGACAGACCTTGAAGCTTTGGTGAAAGCCGTTGCTGCGGGCGAAGTGCCTATCAGTGTACTGACGGTCAACTGGCAGGGCCTCGATGATCTGGTCGAAGCCCAGGGCTCTGAATTCAACGTGCCGGGGGTAACCCTGGAGCAGGTGGCAGCATGAGCGTATCCATGGAACACAGCACCATCCAGTTCAACAGCCTGCAGTCGGCCATCATCAACACGCAGGTCGATGATTTCCTTCGCCGCGGTGGTGAGATATCCAGCGAGGCGCCGGTACAGCCTGCTCCAAGGCCGTATGGTCGCGTAGCTCCTGCCGTCGCCTCGGTGCGTCGGGCAAAGTCGCTTGCAGCCGAGCCGCGGCGCACAGTTAAAAAGCCGCGGACCAATCCTTCGGCGTACCCGCCAGAGCTGATCGAATCGATTCGCGCCATGGCTGCGGAAATGACGCAGGAGCAGGTCGCAGAGAAAACGGGCATGACAGCGAACAAGCTCTACTCGCTGGCAGGGCGCAACGGTTTCACGTTCGTCCAGGCTGAAAACCCCGGCGTGTCGAACCTGATTCACAAGAGCATTGATGAGCGGCGCGACCTGCAAAACGTCGAGCGGATCAAGTCTTTCATGGCGCTCGGAATCAACCGCCGGCAGGCAGCAAAGCACATGGGCATCAGCACCTGTTATTTCTCTCGGCTGATTGCGGACTACTCAATCGACTATCCGAAGTGTGAGCCGGGCTCCAGGAAGAAGGCGGTCAGCGCTTGAAACGATCCATCCCCCAGCGCCGCAAGCGAGCGGCGCAACACCATCTGCCACCGAGTGGTATCGAACATGCAACTACCACCAACCAGCTATCAGATGACTATGACGGACGCGGTACTCGCTTTGCTTCTGGCGTATCGAATCCACGGCACGGATGCGGCAATCAAGGCGACTGCTCATCGTGTCCGAGACAAAGTTCGGATCGGCTGTCGCCCAACTATCAATAATGTGATTCGTTGCAGCTCGCAGACCGCTTGGGCGAAGAATCTTTGCGAGGACGATGGATCATGGCTTTGAACCAGCAGCAGCGTGATGAGCGCATGGCCGAGAAGCGGCGCAAGGTAGGCGAGGAAGAGTTGCGGTTTCGGGTTCGCCCTGGCACGAAGCAGGCCTTGGCTGAGCTGATGGCCTGGGCGGAGATCGAGGAACAAGGCGAAGCGCTGACGCTGATGATTCACCATCTTCATGGTTTAGGGCCTGATCGGGCCCTGCCGCTGCTTGCCATCCCGCGCCACGAAATAACGGTTTCGCCAATCGTGGAGCGGAAACTGGCACTTGCCTACCGGCGTGAGGAGTTGCGGATAGGCCGAGATGATTAAAGCTTGATCTGACTCTTGAGGTGAGACAGATAGTTTGCAGCTTTCGTCTTTTGCTCTGTCCCTGGCGGTCCATCTGACCCCATAAGCGCTGCATCCGCCTTGTCGAAAGCGATTTCGACGTCAGCTCTAAATGAATGTGTCCTGAGAAACGCCATCAACAGTTGTTCGACTGCATCGATCTGCGCCTGATTCGTCATCACTTCACTCCTTGACCCAGCCCTATGCCGGTCAACACGTATAGCCCACCACCAACCTATTCGCCACCGTCCATCCGGAGGGAGGCGCCTGCATGGAGCATCGCCATGAGCTTGAACAACACGTACCGGCACACCTTCACGGCGAACTGTCCGTCTGACGGTGAGGTGATCATCTATCGCCTGACCATCCACACAGACAAAATGCTGCCGGTGGAGCATATCCGCGCAGCGACCGCACAGCTCAAGAAAGGCTATCAAGAAGAGATTGCCGACACCCTGAGCGAGTTGCTGCCTGGCGAACAGGAGATAGTTGGAGTTCACCAGGGCGTCGAAGTAGAAACGGTAAGGTCAGGGAGATGATCCATTACCACGGCACGCCAGTCGGAGGTAAGCGCGAGGATGCAGCCAAGTTCCTTGCTGGCCGGCACGCCCTGGTCCCCTTCCCTCGCAAAGATGATCTCGGAATCGTCGCAGACGTATGCAAGTCGTTTGTTTTCGATAACGGGGCGTTCACCGTATGGAAGAAAGGCGGCGAAGTCGACGTCGAGGGCTACACGCGATGGGTAGAAGACTGGCACCGCCATCCCGGATTCACTTGGGCGCTTATTCCTGACGTCATCGACGGTGACGAAGACGCGAACGACGATCTCGTTCGGCAGTGGCCAGAAGAGTTGCGGGGCGTGCCGGTTTGGCACCTGCATGAGTCGCTTGATCGGCTGCAAAGACTCGCCAGGTGCTGGAGGACTGTTGCCATCGGCAGTTCGGGTCAGTGGGCGACACCGGGCACCGGATCGTGGTGGAAGCGAATGGGCTCTGCAATGAACGCTGTCTGTGACGATCAGGGCCGTCCGGTATGCCGCCTGCACGGCCTACGAATGCTTGACCCGGCCATCTTCAAGCACCTGCCATTCGCCTCCGCAGACTCAACGAACGCCGCGGTGAATGGCGGGAGCATAAGCAGATTCGGAATGTACACACCGCCAACCGCAGGCCAGCGTGCCAACGTTATTGCCGACCGTATCGAAGCGCATAACAGCGCCCCGATTTGGCGGCGAGAAACGCAAGTTGAAATGGCGCTCTGATCACACCACCGCATCCACTGCTACCTCAATGGCCATGACGGCATTTGCCGCCATACGCTTATCAACTGGCGAATGAGCAAGGCTCTCCGCAACCGACTCGGTGAGTGCGGCCAGGTCAACGCCCTGCTTTTGTATCTCACCCATCAAATAAATCAGCGCTACTTCAAGCGCTGCTGACCTGCTCTTGCTCATGACCACCTCCGACGTGAGTCGCAAGCATATGGCATTCCCAACCTTGAATCACGCCACTGGCGAGGATCAGCATGTCCCCCTATAAAATCACCGGGCCGGCCCAGATCGGGCTCAGCGGTGGACGCACAAGCGCGCATATGACCTGGAAAATCCTCGAAGCTCACGACTTCAAGCTTCCACCTGACGTTCACCTCTTCTTTCAAAACACCGGCAAGGAGCGGGAGGAAACACTGGTATTCGTGGACCAGATGGCTAAGCGCTGGGGCATCAATGTTGTGTGGATGGAGTGGTGTCGGCAGTACGGCCAGCCCGCCGATGCTCCTTGGTATCGCTTGGTGGACTTCGCAACGGCAAGCCGTAACGGTGAGCCATTCATGATGATGCTCGAGTACTACGCTGAGTACAGGAAGCAGGAAAAGGGTCTACAGCCGGTCCTGCCGAACTTCTCCAACAATATGTGCACCGCTTACTTGAAGATAAAAATCGGCGAGAAGCACATGAGATCACTTGGGTACGACGAGTGGGATTGTGTGATCGGTATACGGAAGGATGAACCAGGCCGTTACCACCGAATGATGGCCGCTAACGCCAAGGGCGGCACACGCTGGGATAACGTTTGCCCCTCCTACACCGCGGGAATTACCAAAGCGGACGTGGCCGAGTTCTGGTCAGCTCAGGACTTTGATCTTGGCATGGATTCAGATCTGGGCAACTGCGACCTCTGCTGGAAAAAAGGCGAGGACAAGCTGTTCAAGGCGATTCAGGCCGAGCCTGATCGAGTTCTATTTTGGTCGGGCGCCGAAGAGAAGTTCAACCAGGTCTTCCGCATGGACCGACCGAAGTATTCCCACCTCGCCTGGTACGCCGAGAACTACAAAGGCCAGATGGACGCTTTCGGATATTCCGAAGACGTCGACTGCTTTTGCGGCGACTAACAGACCAAAAACCCCAGATGTAGCCTCTAGAGGCTACTTTTCCAATAGTAGCCTCCTGAGGCTACATTGAGGTCAAAGTGACAGTAATCGATCAAGCAATAGGGCCGCAGCCTTTGGGTTTCGTAACGCGCGAAGACGCTCGTAGCGTTGAGGCGGGTACGGCCGAATGCATGCTAATGATGCGAGAGCAGACCGGAAAGTTTGAACGGCCTGTTTACTCTCGCCCGGAGCAAGTTGTCGCCGTGCCGCCTGCTGGCGGAGAGGTGGAAATCGCCGGTTATGCGGGTCGCAATGCGGTGAAAGGCTTCATGAATAACGGGTCTGAAGTCAGCGTAATGCTAAAGCCGGAGCGCTTCTTCGACATCCCGCTTACACCGCTGGAGAACATCACCCGCCTCCAGGCCGAGAACGCCGCCCTCCAGCATCGGCTGACCATTGCGGATCAGCGCGTAGACGATCTGGAATCGGAGCTGACGAAGGCGCGGGAGTGCATCGCGCATACGTTGGGACTCTTGCGCGCAGACAAGTCTACCCACGCTCAGTACGCAATCCTGCGTTATCAAGAATTTCCAACTGACAACCAATCCGCGCCAGCCGCAAATTTCATTGCCTGCAAAGTCGACGAGAGCTGCGGGCAAGACGCGCCAGCCGCGAAGGGTGGCGATTCAATTGGCGGTGAATGCTGGTCCTGCAAAAAGCCAGTAACGCTGATTGAGTGGGTCGAGACTGATGGTCATTGCCCGCACTGCGACGCTGAGATTGACGAGGCAGAAGGTGTGAAGCCATGAACAACAAAACCGAAATGCGCGCAGCGATGCGCCTCGCTTGCCCGTCGGTTCCGGGCGACTTGCTGGACCATGCGCTGGATGCTGCCTTAGCGGTGCCGGCATCATCAGCTCAACAATGCGGCGCATGTTCGGGCTGCACAGATGGATGCCGACTGGATAGAGAAAGCCCGCCATGCGCCCCTGTCGAGCGCGTCGAACCAATCGCCTACATGCGGCAGGACGACAGCCCCTACAACAACCTTGTGAAATGCACCTTCACTTGCCCGGGCGCGTTCGGGGTATACGGATCTCCAGAGGATGTCCGCGCAGTGGTGGATGAGCCGGTGGTTTACCAGTATCGCGTCAAGGACTGGATGATTGAGTGCTTCGGCGTCGTCATCGCGGCAGATCGTCAGGAGCGCAACCACCGGTTTCTTGAGGAGGCGCTTGAGCTGGTCCAGGCCTGCAACTGTGGTCGCGACGAGGCTCATCAGCTCGTCGACTACGTCTACGGCCGAGAGGTCGGCGAGAAAACTCAGGAAGTCGGCGGCGTAATGGTCACTCTCGCTGCATTGTGCCTAGCACAGAACCTCGATATGCACACAGCCTCCGAAGCTGAGCTTGCGCGTGTCTGGACGAAGGTCGAACAGATCCGCGCCAAGCAACAGGCGAAACCTGCAATCGGACCGCTACCCGGTGCGTACCCTGATCGGATGACAGCGCCCAGCACACAACTCTTCCAGACCATGCCACCCCTGCCGCACCCTCCCCGCCACTGGGGATTCCTTGAGCCAAACCACGAAGTCCCCGGCTACACGCTCGAGCAGATGAAGGAATACGGCGCGGCGTGCATCGCTGCGTTCGCCAAGCACAACACGCAGTAAACCCCTATCCCTATTGCCTGCTGCGTATGCGGCGAGGAGCAACTGTGCGCGTAACCAAAGAAGAAATCGCAACACTCGGGCCGAAGATTGCCATCGCCATTGAGGCCGGCAAGGTCGCCGCTGACGCAATGGCTAACGACGGGGGTAGCGCCAATTGTGATCGCGTGGTCATTCCGATGCCGGGAGTGCGCGAGGCCTCTGTCGCTGGACTCCCGGGTTACTTGCAGGAGCGCAGCGGCTGGCACCGTCGAGGCATTCATCTGGACACGCCTTTTGGTGGTATCGGAAATCGCCGGGCGGCTGGGGTTCAAGCTATGAACCGGTCCCTTAAAGAGCAAGGCGTGGACTGCTACGTCTACTACCAAATCGACTGAACACCCCTTACCCCTCATTCAATTCATGCCTGCCGGTGTACGGCGAGCTGAGGAATTCGCATGCTCGAAACAATAGAGGTGACGCTTGTGAAGCGCTTCGCCGCGAACACTGCCGGGCGTGACATTGCCGTCGGCGACATTCACGGCCACTTCAAGCGCTTGCAGTCCGCGCTTGACGCGGTCGGCTTTGATCCTGCCGTTGACCGGCTTTTCAGTGTCGGCGATCTGGTCGACCGCGGGCCTGAATGCGAAGACGTGATCAAGTGGCTGAACAAGCCGTGGTTTCACCCGGTGCGCGGCAACCATGACGATTACGTGGTCCGTTTCGACACATGCGACATCGGCAACTGGATGCAGAACGGCGGCGTCTGGTTCGTTGGCCTGCCGCTGACCGAGCAGCAGAACTATCAGGTGATGTTTCAGGACCTGCCGATCGCCATCGAAGTCGAGACAGTCGGCGGCATTGTCGGGATCGTGCACGCTGATTGCGTCTTCGATACCTGGGCCCAAATGAAGAGCGAACTGGAATCGCCGGAAAGCCACAAGCGGCTGCGTCTCGTGCAGAACACCTGCATGTGGTCGCGCTCGCGCATGGAACAGCAGGATTGCCGACCGATCCCCGATGTCCGCGCGGTCGTAGTCGGCCACACGCCAATCGAACACACGGTGACGCTGGGCAACACCTATCACATCGATACCGGTGGCTGGATGAAGGATGGCAGCGGACATTTCACGCTGCTGGATCTCGCCACTCTGAAACCACTCAACCCCGCATAGACCCCGGACGGAGAAAGCCATGACCAAGCTGACACTGGAAGAATGGGCGGCGGACCAGTTCAAGTCGCCGCCGAATCTCAATACCCTACGTACCTGGGCGCGTGAAGGTCGGATATCGCCGAGCCCGGTAAAACACGGTAAGCGGTATTACGTCGAGTCAGACGCCTGCTACCGTGAACCTGAAAAGCCACAACGAATCCCTGCGGGCGCGAGCCTGATCAGCAGAATAGAGAGTGCTCGCCATGGCGCCAAGGCCGCGTAACACGGGTTCAAAAGACCTGCCCCCAAACCTCTACCGAAAAACAGATAGCCGCAACGGGATCACCTACTACACCTACCGCGACCCAGTAAGCGGGCGAGTGTTCGGCCTTGGCAAGGATAAGGACACGGCGATACGCGAGGCAGTGGCCGCAAATCATGCTGAGGTGTTGAAGCCCTCTCTCGCGGCGCGTCTGGCAGAGCCGGCAGTGGAGGCCGGCAAGACCTTCTCGGAATGGCTTGTTCAGTACAAGCTCGATTATGCGGACAAGGGCATGTCGATCCACTCGATGCGAAGTTTTAAAAGCCGCATCAAACGTCTGGAGGAGGTGTTCGGCACCAAGGCAATTAAAGGCATCCGAACGGTAGACGTGGCTGGGTATTTGACCGGCCTCGCTAAAGAGGGAAAGGGCCAAATGTCGAAGGCCATGCGCTCCCTGCTTCGCGATGTCTTCGCCGAAGCTATCGCCGCCGGCCTGTGCGACACAAACCCCGTGGACGCAACCAAGGCGGCGCGCACGAAGGTCACGCGCGAACGTCTCAGTCTGGAGTTGTGGAAAGCAATCTATGAGACCACTGATCGACCATGGCTGAAGCGCGCCATGGAGTTAGCGCTCTTGACGGGCCAGCGGCGAGACGACATCCGGTCAATGCTTTTCAGGGATGAAAAGGACGGCTTTCTTCACGTAGTTCAGTCGAAAACCGGCGCCCGCCTCCGCATCAGCACGTCGCTCCGTCTTGAGGCGATTGACCTGGATCTCGCTACAGTGATCAAGCGCTGTCGAAATCAGGTCATATCGCAGCACCTGGTTCACCATTCAAGGCCGTTCGCGAAAGCCAAGATCGGAGCCCCCATCAAGCTTGAGAGCTTAACCATCGTGTTTGCGGAGGCCAGAGACCAGGCAGCGGCCGCGTACGGAATTCCTCTTAGCAAGCATCCACCAAGCTTTCACGAAATGCGCTCATTGGCCGCGCGCCTGCATGCTGCCGAAGGCCGCGACCCTCAAAAACTGCTCGGCCATAAGAGCGCGGCGATGACGGACTTGTATCGTGACAGTCGCGGCACTGAGTGGATTGACGTCGCCTGACCCGACTGAGTTTTGAGGATATATTGGGGAGGTTTTGGGGAGGATATTTAATCATTAGATATCATCCACTTACGGCGTCGGCATGTCTTGGACGAGGACATTCCGCTGATCCTCGACCGCTCGCTGCACATCGGCGACCGGCAGCTGACGATCTACCACTGGATCCTGCCGTTCAGGGATTCCCTCGGCAAGGTCCAGGGCATCATCGGCGGCTGGATCGACATCAGCGAACGGCGTTTGCTGATCGAGCAGATGCAATCGGCCAAGGAACTGGCCGACGACGCGAACCGTGCCAAGAGCACGTTCCTGGCGACCATGAGCCATGAAATCCGCACCCCCATGAACGCGGTGATCGGCATGCTCGAACTCGCCCTCAAGCGCGCCGATCAGGGCCAGCTCGACCGGCCGGCCATCGAGGTGGCGTACAGCTCCGCCAAGGATCTGCTGGAGCTGATCGGCGACATTCTCGACATCGCGCGCATAGAGTCGGGGCGGCTTAGCCTCAGCCCCGAGCGCGCCAACCTGCGCCAGCTGGTCGAATCCGTGGTGCGGGTGTTCGACGGGCTCGCTCGGCAGAAAAGCCTGACGCTGGTGCTCGAACTCGACCCGCGGATCAATATCGATGTGCTGGTCGACCCGCTGCGGTTCAAGCAGATCCTGTCGAACCTGATCAGTAACGCCATCAAATTCACCGAGCAGGGGCAGGTCAAGATCACCCTGCAGGCCGAGGACGGGCCCACCCCCCAGCAACTGCGGGTGCAAGTGACGATTCATGACAGCGGCATCGGCATCAGTGACGAAGATCAGTTGCGCCTGTTCGCGCCGTTCGCGCAGGTCGACAACGCCGGTCAGCTGGCGCGAACCGGCGCAGGGCTGGGCCTGGTGATCTGCCGCAGCCTGTGCGAAATGATGGGGGGCAAGCTGAGCCTGGAAAGTCGCCCCGGCACCGGCACCCGGATCGACATGACGTACGACCTCACCACACTCGACCCGCTCGATGTGCTCAGCACGCCGCGGGTGACGGAGCCTCAGCCGGAGCAATCGCTGAGCATTCTGATCGTCGACGACCACCCGGCCAATCGTCTGCTGCTGTTCGAGCAGCTGTGTTTTCTCGGCCACCACTGTGAAATGGCCGTGCACGGCGCCGAGGGTTTGCAACGCTGGCGCAGCGAGCCGTTTGACGTGGTCATCGCCGACTGCAACATGCCGGTGATGAACGGTTACGACCTGACCCGGCACATCCGCGATCAGGAACTCAGCGAGTCCCGCCCGCGCTGCACCATTCTTGGTTACACCGCCAACGCGCAGCCGGAAGAAACGCGGCGCTGCCGGGACGCGGGAATGGATGACTGCCTGTTCAAACCCATCAGCCTCACGGCCCTCAACGAGCATCTGTCAAAGGTCATCGCCCTTCCCCGACGGCCCCTGTTCGACACCCCCGAAACCTTCGACCCCGACAGCATCACGGCGCTGACCGGCGGGCGCGAAGGCATGGCGCGCAGGCTCATCGAGCAGCTCATCACCAGCCTTCACGATGACCGGGAGGAGCTGAACGCCTTGATGCCGGAAGCCGACCCCCGGCACCTGCGGGACATCGGGCACAAGATTCGCGGGGCCGCGAGGATCATCAGCGCCCGGCATGTGGTCGAGATGTGCGAAGCGCTGGAAGACGCCTGCGACGAGCCCGACGCCGTCGACATCATCGCGGCACGTCACGCGGCGCTGAACACGGCAATGAACAGTCTGGAACAGGCACTTCGCGCTCATCTGGAGCAAGCGGCCTAG